ATGAGTAATTGGTTGGACGATTTGATTGATGTTTTCCACATCGTCGTTGTCATTTTGGTGGTGATCAAGATGTCCGTGCGCTTCGGTATCCCCATCCCTCATTTTGAGTAATACGAAATGAGCAGGCCCCGGGAAACCGGGGCCTTTTTCTTTGGTGCACGGCATTCAGGTGCGCGAAGTCAAGAAGTCGATCAGGAAGCGCAACAGCAATGCGGCCATGAGAAACAGGCCAGCGCGAAAAAAAACGGTGCGTGGGTTCATGGCGGCATTAGAACAGGCCGGGCGGCTCAAGCGTGGCCAGGATCGCGTCGGTGCGACGTGCGTCGGCTTGATCGAACTTTTCGCTGGACTGGGGGGTTAGCAGTTCCCGCGCATCGGCCTCGCTGCCATGCAGCCACCGGTCCCAGTCGGCCGGGTCGATGTGTACCAGCGAGCGCTTGTCCTGCTGGTCGGCAGGCAGCACCGCGCCCGCCTTGTCCCGCTCGGGCTTGTGCAGCCTGGCCAGCAGCAGGTGCCCATCGCAGTTCACGGTGAGCATGGTGAAGTTTGGCACCACCTCGCCTGTGTCGCGATCCGTCCATTCATCCCATAGCCCGGCCAGCATCCACGGCAGGCCGTCGGCACGCTTGAGGTGCCACCAGATATTCTTGCCGGTCTCCCAGTTGGGCTCGGCATACCAATCGGCCGGGATCAAACAACGGCGGCCAGCGGCCCAGGCCTGCCGATAGGTTGGCTTGTCGGTGATCGACTCGATCCGGGCATTGTTGGTGTTGTAGCGCTTCTCGCCCGGCTTCGGCGGCGGGCTGCCTGGGCGGATCATCGCCCACTGACCGAGCTGCCCGATCACATCGCTATCGGGGCCAGGCCGCAGGAAAACACCCTGCCCGAACGGCCCAACCGTGCGCGCACCATAGTCGGCCAAGCGCAGCGGCTGCCGCGCAACTCGCCGCCAGTACACCTCAAAGTCGTTCTTCGGCGTCATGTTATATAGGTTACACATGGCGCCCACGATAGCACCGCGCTTGACCTACCGCATCACTGTTCGCCCTGCTTCAGCTTCTCGCTCAGGCCTCGGTTGATCTTGCTGATCTTGTCCCTGTTGCGATCAGTTCGCTCGTCAAACTCTTCGCGGCTGATGCCCTTCCGCCCCAGTTGGCGGCCGTCGGCCTTGATCGCCCTTCGCAGTTCGGCCACCTTGGCGTTGGCGTCTCTGGCGGCGTTCTGGGTGAGAACGTCGATCGGGTAGCTGCCCAGCTTGACCCCCACGGATGACAGGGTCGCCTGGCCAAGCGACTGCTCCCGACCGAATGGATCCGTCTTGCCGCTGCCTGCACCCATGATCGAGTCGGTTGCATAGGTGCCTGGGATGCCGGGGAAGTTCGGTGCCGCGGCCTTCCACAGGTAGTCGCCCACCTTGCCGTACTTCTCTGCCAGGGTGTCTGTCTCCTTGGTGATGTCCTTGCCCGTGAAGGTCGAGCGGTTCATCACCAACTCGGCCAGGATCACCAGCGGCCCGCCGGGCATCAGGGGTGACGGCACCGGCAGCGCCGTGTGCTGCTGGCCCATGTCCACCACGTCACCGGCCGGAATCCAGCGGCGCACATCCAGGAACACAGGCGAGTCGTGGCTGTCATTCCAGGGCATGCGCATCAGCTTGGGGAAGATGCCCCAAATTTTCCCGGCCTTCTCGTCCGGCAGCAGGGCCCGCTCTTTGTCCTCGTCGCCACCGCCGCCCAGCATGCCGTAGGCCAGCGCGTTCAGGGCGCCCGCCACTGCGGCGTACTTGGCCAGCTTCCATGGCTTGTCGGCGAAGGTGCGCAGCAGCATGGGCACAGCACGGTAGGTGAACGACACGAACGGAAAGAAAGACCGACGGGCGGCCTGCACCCAGGGCGCGTTGATGTCGTAGTTCAAGAACGACTCGTGGGCAAACTTGCCAGCGGCCCGGCTGGTCAGGCCGTCCTCTTTGGCCTTGATGAAGGCGGCAAGGCGGAACAACTCGTCCTCGTGGCCGTACAGCTTGATCAGCTGCTGGGCGGGCTTCTTGAGCACGCCTGCGGTCTTGGTCTGGCCAATGGCCGCGAAGGCCTGGCGGAATTCCTTGTGCCGCACCAGATCGACCACCTGCGCCGCGGTGACGGCCGCCGTGGGGCTGCCCTTCCCCACCTCGCGCTCCAGCTCGGCGATCATCTCGCCCATGACATCTTCGCGCAGCTCGGCGTCGTTGAACTTGCCGCCGTCGCCGCCGTTGTCTTGGTAGTCGGCAATGAGATCGGCTGCCTGCTTGTCCTTCTTGTGCGAGGCCCAAGCCTTCAGGGCGGCCAGGATGTGGCTGGCCTGCACGTCGTGAGCATCGGCAAAGATGAAGTTCGACATCACGTTGTTGACGTGCGTGGTCGGGCTCAGGGCGGTCTTGGAGATTTTCCAGACCTTCATCACCTGGTCGTACATCTTGGCCACATCGCCGCGGTCGGTCATGCCCGAAAGCTGCCTAAGGTCATTCCAGACCGGGCCCGGCACGAAGCGGCCAGCCAGGTTGCCGAAGCGCTTGAGGCCGCCTGTGCCAGGGATGCCTGCATCAGGCACCTGCACCCACTCGTCGGGCAGGTAGGACCGCAGCATGCTTTCCTTGGCGGGCACCACGGTGTGGCCGTCGGGGATCTGGTCTTCGAGCAGGCGCGATTCGCGGCGGGCCACCCAGTCGAGCAGGCGGGCCGTCTCGACGTCGCGCGTCATCTGCAGCATGGTCTTGGCGGTGCTGTAGCGCACCTCCTGGATTTCGCCCATGGCCGTGCGCTCAGCCAGCGTGAAGTCGCGCCACATGCCCACCTTGCCGGGCTTGTTGAAGAAGCGCGCCTCCCAGGTTCCATCCTGGCGCCAGTCGGCATACTTCGATGGCAGTGCCTCGCTGGCCGGCCAATAGGCCACCTCGAGAAGGCGCCCCAATGGCCGGGGCTTGCCTTCTTCGAATAGCTCGGCCGTGCTGGTGTCGGGCATCTCGCGGCGCTCCAGCCGGATGAACTTCTCACCCTTCAGGCTGTCGTCGGCCTTGCCCCGGGCTTCCTTGCGGGCCCACCAGTCTGACTGCTGGATCCTGCTCATGGGCACGTCGTCGCGCATGCCGCGCCCCTTGAACTGGTCGCCCAGGATCTTGATGGCGCGCGTACGCACGACCTTGGCCTTGTCGTCGCTGACCTCGTAGCGCTTGTAGCTGCGGTGCAGGTAGGCCATCGAGTTGCGCTCGTAGGTGTCCTGAGAGATTAGGCCAAGGTCGACGGCCTCGCGGCTCAGTTGCTCAATGCGGTCCTTGAGCTGCAGCAGCACGGTGCGGCTGTCTTCCGGCAGCTCGGCCAGCAAGGCGCGCTCTTGCTCGGTGTCGGGCTTCTCGCTCATCCACAGGTAGGCGATACGTGACTGAGCGCGGTCCAGGCTCTGCAGGTTGTCGATGATGGTCTTGGTCTCGCGCGCGCCGCGGCGGATGGCCGTGCGCATGTCCGCGCGGGCTTCAATATACGGCTCGCTCAGGCCGCGATCGGACACCAGGCCCGACTTGGCATAGTCGTAGGCCTTGCCGCCGTAGGACTCCAGCGCCCGGTCCATCATGCTGATCAAGCGCGTGTAGCCTGGCGAGGTCAGGCGCGCCACCACAGTGCCGCCAGCCTTGCGCAAGATCGTGTCGAGGATGCCGCTCGATGGCTTCAGGGTGGCGCCGTCGGCGGGCGACGTGGCTACGGCCGCGCGCAAGCTGTGCGCTGACGGCATGCTGTCGCCATCAGCGCGCGCGATCACATACCGGCCGCTGCGCGGGGCCTGGCCGGTGACGATGGCGCGACGGGCGTCGCGCACGAAGGCCGCGACGTCGCCATCGGTCATTCGCTCCAGGCGCGCGGCCAGCCCCTTCAGGCCAGCAGCACGGGCGAAGCGCGCCATGCCCGCCTTCGCATCCGAGAGGTACCCCTTGAATTTGGCCAGCACCGACTGGTCGTTGACCTGGGCGGCGAAGGCCAGGAACTCGTCGGCGATCACGGCGCGCCCCATCTTCGAATCGACCTGATCGCCAAGGTTGCGGATGTAGGGCTGCAGGCGATCCCAAACCGTTTCGGTGTCGGATGTCCGAATTTTCCGGGCCATGACCTCGATGGCCTTTAAACCACCCATAGAATCCATGAGCGACGACAGCGTGCCGACCGTGCGGGCACCCATCACGGCATTGACGCCAAGGTGACCGAAGGCCTCGTGAAAGAGCGCTGTCTGCAACTCGTTTTCATCGGCGATCGTGTTGGCCACCAAATAGACCTTGCCGTTATGCGCAACCCCTTGGATTTCCTGAAGCGTTTTTACGCCCCCACTGCGCAGGCCGTGGTGGATGATCTCCAGCGGCAGCCCGGCGAACGAGTCGACAACCACGATGTTGGTGCGGGTCAGCCCCTTCCAGTTGCTGGCGATGCGCGAGACGAACTGATCAGCTTTCAGCTTGCCAATCGTGAGCACCTTACCGTCCTTCCCGACGGCACGGCCGTTGGCACTGGGCGGAAGTGAAAACGCGGGCATCTCTTCGCCCAGCATCGCGGGAACGTGCTCGGCACGGATGAACCAGCCGCCGTCCTTCTTGAACGTGTAGGCGTCGGCCGCCTTGGCCTGGGCCTGCGTGATGTCGGATTTCACCACGCCCTTCAACACCTTGCCCTTGCCCGTCGTGTGCTCGGCAATGGTCATGCCGTGCTTCTCGGCCAGCGCCTGGCCGAACTCGGCAATCTGAGTCTTTGACGGCTTGACCGCGCTCTTCAAGGTCGTGGCCACGGGATCGGCATCGGCGCTGCCCTCCTGGGTTTCGGGCTTCAAGCGAGGCGGCAAGGACAAGTCGCGGATGCGCTCGAACAGCTCTTGAATGTCCTTGGCGTCCGACAGGTCGATGTGACGCGTCACGGGCGGCTCGGTGCCGCTGGCCAGCTTCTCCAGCACGACGACGTGCGAGGCCACTGACGTGCCTGCGCGCTCAAATGCCACCTGCGGCAGTTTGATGTCGGCCACCATGTGCAGGCCTTCGGCCGGTCGGTAGGTCTCCGATCGCGGCCCGGGCTGCACCGACTCGATGAAGTTCAGCCAGACGCCCGACTTGACCAGTTCGCCTTTTGGGCGCACCGTGCGTCGCCCATCAGGGTGCTTGTCCACATGGCCGACGATCATCTTCAGGCCGTTGATGGACTTGCTGCCCGTCAAGACATCGCCCTCATGGATGGGGCCCAGGCGCTCGTCGGTATACAGTGGCCTGCTGGCGCGGGTCTCTTCGTCGTGGAACCACTTGTCGAAGCGCTTGTCTGCAGCGGGCCCGGTTGGGATCAGCGCCACGACCCGGCCGCCATCACGCAGGTGGTTGGCAGCCTTGTCCAGGTGCTCGATAGCCACCTTGCCGCCCACGCCGAATGGCGGGTTCATCACGATGCCGTCGAACTTGTTGGCGATGTGCAGGTCTTCAAAGTTCGATGCCACGATCTTGCCGTCGAACACCATGGCCAGGCGCGGGCGCAGCGTGGTGGACGGCTCGACGGCCGTGCGCTCGGTGTTCTCGGGCAGCCAGCGCGCGATGGCGCCGTGCCCAGCACTGGGCTCCAGCACATGGTCGCCACCATGGGGGTTCATCCACTCGACCATCTTCAGGCCCAGCGGCTCGGGCGTGGCGAAGTAGTCCTTGCCCTCGGCGGCCTTGGTGCGGGCGCTCTTCTTCTGGGTGCCGTAGTAGAACGACACTGCGCGGTCGAACTCGGTCAGGGCTTCATTGGCAGCTTGGTCGCGGGCCTTGCCGCCCGTGCCTTCTCCCTCGTGCCCAGGCGGGTAGGCATCGGCCTCTTCGAATGCCGAAATGAAGGCGTCCTTGAGGGCGCGCGCCTGCTCGCCCATGCCCAGGTTCTCGGCCGTGCTGGCGCGCTGCGCGATGGTCGTAGCAAAGGCCCACTTCTCCCAGTTGGTGCCGGTATTGAAGTAGCGGAAGATGGCATTGGTCACCTGGCCAGTGCGATAGGTGCGGCCCTCCTGCTGGATCGCAGTGGTGGGTTGCGTGGGCTGACCCAGGTTGTAGAGCACGCGCTGATGCTTGCCCGTGGTGTCGTGCAGGCTGATGCCTTCCTTGCCGGCGGCCGACTGCACCAGGATCAGGTTGTGCTCGCTGTCATCAGTCTGGAACTTCGCCACGGCCGCGCGCCGGTCCTTGGGCGACACGTCGCCGTTGAACAGCAGCACGTTCGGGAAAGCCTTCTGGTAGGCTTGGATCGGCGAAGCCATCGTGGCGAAAGGATGCGCCAGCAGATCCTTGAACTCGGCCTTGAAGTCGCGCAACGCGGCGTTGTACTTCTCGACGCGCTCGGCGGCCACCAGGTCATCGCCGCCTGCAGGCAGTTCGGGCTGATCGAACGGATTGAAGCCGCCGCCCTTCTTGTAGTCGTGGAACACCACGACCTTGCGGCCCATGGCCAGGTTCTGGCGCACGTACTTGATCGACTCTTCGGCCTTGATCGCTTCCAGTAAATAGCGCCGCGACAGGTAGTCGAAGCGCTTGTCCAGGACGTTGGCCAGCGCGCGGGCTCCCTCGTCGGCCGGGATGTTCTCTTCCCGGTTGCCGCGGGCGCGTTCACTGATCCAGTTCAGCGCCTGATCGATGCGGGCACCGATGGCGGACTCGACCAGCACGAAGCGGCGGTCATAGTCGGCAGCCACATCCAGCGTGCGGGCGGACAGCGCGCCAGACTTGCGCAGCCAGGCATTGAACTGGCGCTCCATCAGGCCGACGTTCACCTTGGCGTCCGGCCGGGTGAGCTTGTTGTAGCGCATCCGGTAGCCGAAGTGCTGCATGAAGAAGCGCTCACGGTTGCTGCCGTCGTTGTAGCCCCGGCTGGTCTCGTCGGCAGGCTGGCCTTCGCTGTAGTCGAACAGGTAGCCGTTTGCCCAGTCCACCGTCGGCACGTAGGCCCATGGCGTAGCGCTCAGGAAGGTGACGCGGGTGCGATCGGCGCCTTGCGCATTGCCCACCTCTACCTTGATGGCCTTGCGCGCCTCTTCCAGCTTGGCGTGCAGTGCCTCGTACTTCGGCTTGAGCTCGTCCAGCGCAGCTTGGGCCGTGGCCTTCTCGTCCTTGCTGGCGCCGCTGTCGATCACCTTCGAGGCCGCGCGCATGTCGCTGAGCAATTGATCGTGCTGCGCCAGATCGGCGCGGTTGCGCATGGCGTGCAGTGTGTGAGCGCCGTCCGGGTGCATGGTGATCGCGCGCAGCGCGTTCAGGGCCTGCGTGGGCTTGCCGTCTTCGGCCTGCATGAGGTAGTGCGCCTCATCAAGCACAACGCCATCCCACGAGCGATCAGCCAGCGTCTTGTTGTCGCCGAAGTTGGCATAGGTCGTGATGACCAGGCCCTTGCCGGAATCGCTGGTGCTTGCCAGCTTGGTGATGTCCAGCCCGAAGCGCTTGCCGGTGGTGATCCAGTCCTCGATGATCTTGTCCGACGGCGCCACCATCAGCACGTCGTCTTTGCCCTGCATGGCCAGGCGCTTGACCACGCCCATGCCTGTGTAGGTCTTGCCCGTGCCGGTCCCGTTTGTGAACAGAATGCCATAGCCGTCGGGCTCGGCAAAGCGCACCTCGGCGCGGTGCACATCCTCCTGCTGCTTACCCTGCAGCAGGGGCAGTGTCTCGCGGATGTTGTCGAGGTCGGCGGCCTTGAAGCCCTTGGGTGCTTGGCGCTGGGCCCGGTTGGCTACGCCTTGTGCCAGTCCGTCTTTAGCAGTTGCGCGAGTTGATCCTGCTGAGACGGTTTCAACTGGAATTCCTCGGTCGCCAAAGCCACCGCCTCGTTGATCGACGTCACTTCCGGCAGGCACGAGCGCAGGTCGCTCGACTGTTGAGCCTCCAGAAACCGGCTGATCGCCACGTTCTCGCGCAGTAGCGGCGCCACCAGCAGGTACGCCCGCGTCGTCGCCGCGTCGGCTCCCTTGGCTTCCAGCTCGCTTTCCAGCTTTCCCAGCGCGTTGGTCAGATCCTGCTGGTTCATTTCCATCAGGCTGCGCCAGTACGCGCTTTGCACTGGTTGTGTCTTTGCGATCTGGTTCCAGATCGGCGCTGGTGTCTGATACATCGGCCTTCGTCTCCTGTGGCGCATTGTCGGTGATTGCGTGGATATCGGCACCCTCCACATCGGCGGCGCTGCTCATACCATCGAATCCCGACGCGCGCGGATCGTACTTGACCCCCATATACCAAGACTTCAGGTAGGGCTTGATGGCCTCGCCGAGGTCGTCGACCATGGCCTTTGCATACGCCGTGAAGGTGCGGGCGCCGCGCTCGATGTGATAGCCCGCCAGCGTGATGCCGGCTTGCAGAATCTCGGGGTCAATGCCGCTGTTCAGTGTGCCCAGCTTCTTGCGCAGCAGCGCGCGGGCCGCGGCTGCGGCGTCTTCGGTGAAGATGGTGTTGGCCTTGCCGGGCTTGTCCGCGAACATGTCGCCCATGCCGGACATCTGTTCGTCAGCCGACTTGCCCAGCTCGAAGTCTTCGACGGTGGCGTCGGCGCGGGCCTTGTTGTCCTTGGCCTCGTCGGCCTGGCGCACCTTGGCGGCATCGGTCGCCTTGGCTTTGGCTTCCGCCTTCACGCCATCGGCCTCGCGCTCGGCCTTGGCCTGCAGGTCAGACTCGGTATGGCTGGTCAGGGCTGGCTCGCTCCACTGCCCGACGGGCCCGGCCTTCAGTTCGCGGTCAGTCGGCTGGGTGGAATGCACGCGCTCACGGGCGTCTGTGGGATCGACCTTCCAGCCTTCGCCATCCTTGACGACGGATTGAACCTTGACATTGAACCGGCCCGGGCTTCCCTTCACCCAGTCGAACGAGATGACGCGGCTGTGCCCGCCGTAGCCCTTGACGATGTTGCCGGGCGTGAAATAGTCGGAGACGCGCTTGAGGCGTTCGCCCGGCTTTACTTTTTCGCCGGGGCGCTTCGTGCCTTCTTGGATTCGTCCAGCATCTGCTGGCGCTGCTCGGCCGTCACCTCGGGCTCGTTCATCCCGCGGTGCTGCGCTTCCAGTTCCATCAGGCGCTTGCGCTTCTCGGGCGGCAGCGCCATTACCTTCTTGATCGCGTCCTTGCGGGCCTTGTCGTTGTTTGAGCTCATCAGCGATTTCCTCTTCGGTGAACCCCATAGCGCGCATGCTCTTCGCGTGCTCGGCGTCCGTGGTCCCGGCGCTTTCAGCATACCGGATATCGTCGTCGGTGAGGGCGGACAGCCCCTCATCTGAGAGGCCAGCTTCCGCCATGATGGCGGCGCGCTCGGCATCCAGCTCGGCCTGACCTTGGGCATCAGCCTCGGCGCTGGCACGCGCCTGCTCCTGGTTGTCGCTGAAGGCCTGGGCGGCTTCGCGCATGCGGCCGTGAGTGGTCAGGCGTGGGCGGCCGCCCAGTTCATCGTGGATGGCCTGCTCGAACACGGCGCGGTGCTGGTCCTCGGGTACGCCATCGAAGTAGCCCGCCTCCGACATCGCGGTCAGGGCCTGGTCCATGTCCATGCCGCCGGTCTTACGGAAGGGGTAGCCCTTGAGCTTGCCCGTGCTGACGGCGTGCTGCAGCTCTTCCGGCTTGAGGCCGAATTCGCTGGCCACGGTATCTCGGCGAATGCCGCCCAGCTTGGCTAATGCCTGCAACATGGTGTCGTGCTCGGGGTCGAGCTGCGGCGGCCTGGCCTTCGGCCTGGCGGGATCGGCAGCGCGTGCGCCTGCTGCGGGCGTGGCATCGCTGCTAGCACCCACGTCAGGTGCAGCAACTTCAACGGCCGGGGCCTCGGGCTGGGTCGTTGCCGCTTGCTCAGGTGTGGCTTTGACGGACTGCTGCGTCCGCGCAGAGATGTCCCCCAGCGGCTCATCGAGGCGGCCACTCTTGGCCCAGGCCTTGAACGCAGGCATGGGTAGCCGCGTGATGGCGCCCATGCCCTGCCAGTCGCTGCTGTAGTTGCTGCGGTAGATCTGCTCGGCCTCGGCCTGATCGGCTGCACCGAAGATCACCTTGTGCTCATCGAGTTGGCCGGTCTTGGGATCGACCTGGTCAACGACATAGGCCGCGCCGTGCCAGTCCTCGGGCGTGCCGGGTTTGACGAACACGTCCAGCTTGTCGCCGTCCTTCGCCTCGGTGCCCGCAATGTAGCCGTAGTGGGCCTGCATCGTGGTTTCCCATGGCTTGCCGTCTTCGCCCACGCCCTTGCGCGTCGAGCCCTCAGGGTTCTCGATCTTGATGTCCAGTCCGGCGATGCGCGTGTGGCCCAGCTTGTAGTTGCCCGCTTCCTTCTGGGCCTGCGTGGGCTCGGGGCGGTCGTTGGTCGGGCTTGTCGCGGCTTCGTGGGCAGCGGCATCCACTGGTGTGGCGGGCTTAGGCTGCACCGCGCCCAGCACCTCGTCAGCGCTGATGGGACCATCATCGTGCTTGGCAGGCGCAAGCACGGGTTCGGCGCGCTGGCCGGGGACACGGCCAGCATCAGGGACGGCTGCGGGCGCGGCGTGATCACCGCCAGCCACCATGTGCATGCCGCCGCCCATGATGCCGCCGGTTGCGGCGCCAGCACCGGCCGCCGCTGCAACGCCATCGGACAGGCTCTTCGTGCTGTCTGCAGTCTGGCGAACAGCCAGGTTCTGGCCGGCCTGGGGTCCTCCGCTCTGCAGACCTTCCTGCAGCGACTCGATGGCCACCACAGCCGGCAGGCTCTCGGGGTTCACCAGGGAGGCAAGGAAGGTGCGGGCCGTGGACCCGCTGCCTGCGGCCTTCACGTTGGCCATGCCCAGTGCCTTGCCAGCAGCGCGCATCTCGACGCCCGCGCCCAGCGGCGAGACGAGTGCCGACATGGCGCCGCCATACAGGAAGGCACGGGCCGCAGCTTCCTTCGCCACAGTGCGCGCGGCCGTGGCGTGATCCAAGCCAGACGCGCGCAGTTCCTTGTACATCGGGCTGTTGTCGAACGACGATTCGCGCATGTGCGATACCTCGCTCATGACGTCGTCATAGGCCTGCGTGCCATCCATGGCAAAGTCGGCTGCCGCCATCATCGCGCTGGCAGTGGCTGTGTGTGCGATGGCCGTTGCCCGCTCGGCGGCGATCTTGGCTGCCTCCGCGCTGCCACCACGCGCCAGCACGTTGGATGCTGCATTCTGCGAGATGCGCTGCACACCGGCCTGGGCCAGCTTGGTTGCCATGATCCGCTCAGATGCCTTGATGGCAAAGCCCCCGGCGGCGATCGAGGACGGCAGAGACTCGGCCGCCATGAGGAAGCCCGAGCGCGTGGACAAAGCCTTGCCCGCAGCGGAGAAAAAGCCGTTGGCCTGGCTCACGGCCTGCTGGGCTTCCTTTGCCTTGGTGCTCAGCAGGCCGTCCAGCTCGCGGTCGCGGTCCTGGAAGAAGTCAAGGGCCTTGCCCAGCGTGGCGGCCTTCATGGTGTCTTCGTCGCCGCTGTTGCCCGGCGTCAGGATGTCGGCCAGGCGCAGAGTTGTGGTGCCGACCGAGTTCACACCCTTGGCCAGCGACACGGCTGTGTCCGTGGCAAGGTTGCCGGCCTCGTTGCCCTTCGCCGTTGGGGGCTCGGCACTACGAAGCACATCGCCTGCCGCGCCCATGCCCATGTCGCGCTTGGCCAGCGCCATCGCCGTGGGCCCGTCGGCGCCCTGCGAGGTGTAGTGCGCGGCCCGCCCCTCAAGCGTGGGTGACACGGCGTTCATGCCCAGGGACTCCATGCCCTGTTGCTCCTGATCGAGCTGCGCATTCGCCACCTTGACGGCTTCGGCCTGCCACCCCTTGAGGTCTTCGCCAACCTTCAGGCGCTCAGCACGCGGCATGGCGCCAAGCTCAGCCTTGATGGCCTTGAAACGGCCGGCGTCGACTGGTGCAGGCGCGCCGTTCTCGGGCTTGGCAGCGTTCAACGGCGCCATGCCCACCCGCTCGAAGCCTTGCGGACCCTGTCCCACATCGGCGTTGTTGCCCATCGGCGGATAGGTTTGCGCCGCAGCATTGCTCAGGTCCATGTGCTCGGGCTGAAGTTGGGATTTCGCCCAGCCCGCCGCACTGGACAGGCCATCGCCAACGGTTGAGGCCAAATCCTTGGCCCCGCCCACAAACTTCTCGGTCAGGCTGGGTGGCGCAGGGGCTGGGGCCGCGGCCTTGTTGCGGGCCACAAAGTCCATGTAGCCCTTGGGCCGGACTAACTCTTCGCGCTTCGGCGGCTGCACTACCGCCTGCGAGGCGTCTTGTTCATCGAGGGGGACATAGCGCGGGGATGCGTCGGACAGTCCAGATGGCATGTTTACTTGCTCTTTGCTTTGATCGACAGGCCCATGTCATCGGCTGCCGCGACAATGGCTTCGTTGGCACCCAAGCCCGGATTGGCTGCCATGAGTTGTTCAGCGGCTGCGCTGAGCTTGGCCGTGGTCTCACTGCCGACCTGCTTGCCAGTGCCCGGATCGAGTACGCCGAAGTTGTTGATGACCACGGTATTGAGGTCTTTGCTGCTCAGGCCCGGCGCCGTCTTGGTTGTCTTGTTGCGGGCCACGGGCGTGTACTTCAAGCGGCCATCGGGCTGCGCCTCGGGCACCTGAATTTCCTGGCCTGGCGAAAGCGTGACCGGCCTGGTGCGCGTCAAGCCTTCCTTTGCGGCGTCGGTCTTGCGGTCCTCGGCGCCCTTGACGCCCGCCAGCTTGATGCGGCCCGCGTTCTCCAGGCCGTCGGTGATGCGCCGCTCCTGCTGCTCGACCTTCGTTGATGCGCGGTCGTTGGCGCCCTTGTTGTCTTGCTCCTTGAGCTTGGCTTCCGTCTGCTGGCGCAGGTAGTCGTACTTCAGCTCCTGCTCACCGATCTTGTCGGGATTGGCGAGCACATAGGCCGCACGCTTCTGGATGTCATTGGCCGTCAGCATCTCGTCGCGCGTGCTGCCATCGGGCAATTTGTAGGTTGCCTTGTAGGCCTGCCCTGGCGTGCTCTCGGGATCTTGCGACGGCATGCTGATGGGCTTGATGTCCTGCAGGTGGATGCCGTTGTCCACGCTGGCATTGAGCGCCTTCATGACGCTCATGGGATCGCCCGTTGACATGGCCTCCTGCACCGAGGTGCTGCGCATCTGCGCGCGCAGCGCAGCGCCCTCGGCATGGTTCTGGAGGTAGCCCTTCATATCCCCAGCATTCAGGTATGCCGCGCCACGCGCGCCGTAAGCCTCCGACAAGTGGCCTATCGTGGGCTTGTAGTCGTTCTCGTTGCCGCCGTCGAGGATGCTCTGAGCGCGATAGCCATTGAGGACATTCGCGCCAGCGGCGTCGGCCTGCTTACCCAGGGCAGCGACGCGATCTAACTCATCTTGCTTTGCCTTCGCAGCCCGAGCCTGCTCATCGAGCTTGGCTTCTTGAGACGCCCGATAGGCCGCGTTCTGCTCATCAAGGCGGCCCTGCCGAAGAATTTCACCGATGCGATACGCACCATCCATGATCTGACCCATAAGGCCTCCTTACTTCTTGCCGCCCGAGTACGCCGATGCGCCAAGCGACGCACCGCCGATAACCCAGTCCTTGGTGCTCGAGTCCTTGGCCTGCCATGCATCGGTGGCAGCGCTTTGCAGACCCAACGTCAGGTTGCCGGCGTTGCCGTAGGTCTGGCCGGCGGCCGAGTACAGGCCGGCCGCCGTGGTCTGTGGAGCGGTGGTGAAGGCCTGCAACTGCCCGGCTTGCTGGATCGCCGAATTGCCAGCCTGCACGGAGCGGTCACCCAGCGCCATGCTGTTGCCAGCGACGGCCTGCCCCAGCCCTGCCGACTGATTCAGATACTGCATGCCGGTGTCTTCCACCTCCCGACGCGCGGCATTGCCCGAGGCCGCGACGGCGGCAGCACCCTGAGCGGCGAGTTGCCGTCGCTGGGCGATGGCCGCCCCGGAATTGGGATCGACCATTGCCGATGACAGCCCTGCGTCGAGTTGGCGGCCTGCTTGGTCGAAGGCTGTGCGCGTGTTGGCCATGGCGTCGCCTGCGACCTGCTCTCGGCGTTCTGGCGTGTCATAGCTCATCGCGTTGGCAGCGAACTTCTCGGCGGCCGGGCGGAAGCTGCGCACATAGGCATTCCACTCCGAATCGCTGCGATCGCCATAGTTGGCCTGGTTGGCCGCGCTCGCATTGATTTGCTGCTGGAACATCGGGGTGTACTGCGCCACCAACTGATCCAGCGCCGACTTGCTGTCATCGCCCAATCCCTTAAGCTTGTCGCCAAGCCCCGACATGTTGGTGATCTGCTTGCTAACGTCACCGGAATAGTCGTCTGGGCTACCGCCCATCGTGCTCAGTGCGTAGCCCCCAATCGCACCGGCCGCTACAGCCCAACCTGCAGGCATGATCAGCCCTCCTTGCCGTAGCGATTCGTGCGCAGACACACGATCAGCGTCATGCGGTCATGCTCGGTGGGGTTCAGCACCCAGTGCTTCTCGAGATTGTTGAACCAGTACACATCGCCCGGCTGCGCGTCCAAGGACTCGCCCTCGAAGTTGAAGGTCTGGCCAGGCGCCGATTCGAGCTGGATGGCGTACTTGTCGTAATACTCGGCATGCCATCCACGATCGACGTGCGGCAAGCAGGTGCCGCCAGGTGGAATGCGCGTGATCAGCACGAAGCCGATTCGCTCGCCCTCCACCAGTCGCATGAGGTCGAACACCAGCGGCCGTACCGAAGGCAGCGCGTAGTAGGACGGATACCACTCGGCATCATGTTCCTTGTTGAACTCGGCCAGGCCGCCCTCTTCGGTGTAGTTCTCGATCGGGTTGTAGCGCACCCAGATGTCGTCAAGCTGGTGGTGCGGCGAATGCTCGGGCGCCGTGCGCAGAGTGACTTGGTTCCACAGCCACGGCTGACGGTGCAGCTCGGCCACAAGCTGCGCCACGTTGGCACCGCGAGAGATGAGGTGAAGGTTCTTCATTGCTGCGCCGCCTCCTGAATACGGCGTACCCAGTCCTTGACGGCGCGGGGATCTGGCTCCAGGCCAGCAAAGTACGGATTGATGGACAGGCCCGTCAGCAGGCCATGGCGCTGCGCGTCGAACTGCACGCCAGGCGCAAGTTGGACCCAGATGTCCTCCGCTTGCGCGGGATCGAACAGGCCAGCCATCGGCACCCGCGCACCCGGGAGGGACTGAAATCGCTCCAGCGACCATTGCGGCATGGCAGTCAAACCGATGTCGATCAACGACTGATTGACTTCCTCGAAGTCACGGTCAACACAGACCACACGCTTGACGTTGGCAGCCACCCAGTCGGGGAACATCCACAGTGCGGTGCACGCCACGCCCACGAGCTTGCCGCCACTATCCCAAGCCGCCAGGTCATCCAGCGTGTGGGACATGAGCGGGTCATGCAGGCAAATGGTGCGGTCGGTGGTGAGCCAGTTAGAGGCCCACGCGGTGCCACTGCGAGGCAGACCGATAATGGCGAAATCGAGCACTGTGTCTCCTGTCCAGTTGACAGGACCATATGCCAGGGCCTTCGATAGAAGTGCAGGCGTCAGGAGACGCGGTCTATGAGCTGGTTCACGACCGCGATCACGTCGGCCAGCGTCGCATCGTCAGGCAGCTTGCGCAGCGTCGCGCCGCCGCCCTGCTGCCCTGTGATCTTGTCCAAGGCTTGCTTGGTCGAGTCAATGAAGCGCTGCAGCGCCGGATCGGGAACCTGCACCTGCTCGATTGGGATGGCCATCAGATATTCACCCTTGCAAGCTCGTTTGTGGTCGTGGCGAAGGCCATTGCGTCGATCGGGAAAGTGGCCGACACCTGGGCCGCGATTGCATCGACCATGAACCCGGCCGGCAGTCGGAAGGGTTCGTCATTACGGATGGGGCGGCTCCACAGGATCTCGCCGTCGGCGCCGATCAGGCTGAACGTGACAGCGTTGTCGGCCTTGGCCGCGGGCACGATCAGCCTTGAGCCGTTGATCTCGAGCACCAGGATGGAGTCGGCGCCGATCGAGCCGCCCAGCAGTTCGATGCCTTCGGCCACGATGGCCGCGTTACTGGCCGTCACGTCCGCCGCGTCTACCGTCTGGTACTGCGCGCGCACCTGGGCGGCACCGAAATTCTCAGCACCACCTGGAAAGGTGTAGAGCTTGCTGCACCACAACATTTGAAAGCGGCGCGATGCAGAGCCGCCCCATTTTCGAATGTCGCTGCCGAAGGTTGCGAGCAGGTCTCCGGTCACCGCCGACGAGTGAAAGGCATCGGGCGCCGACAGCACGTCCACCACGGAATCGGGCTCGGCCAGGTCGAGCATCAGCACCGAGTCGTCGCGTGCGATGTTCGGGTGGCGCGCCATGTACTTGTTGTTGTGCACGACAGCTACGAAGGCTTCGGGGCTCAGCGGCGCCCACTCTTTCGCCCGAAAGAGCTGCGCGGTCAGGTTACGCACGCCCGATGAATCCGCCGCATAGATGCCGTCATGCGATGGATAGACGGCATATCCTCCGGCGTCGCAAGCGCCAGCACGCGAGACGCACGGCGCGCGCGTGGCCATCTTGTTTGGGGCGATCACGCCCGGCTGAGATGTCACCACGTAGTAGGGGAAGGAGTCAGTCAAGACAACCAGATTGGCACCACAGACCACCAGCTTCATCAGTGTGGCGGCGAAGTTGTGGCGATAGTCCGTGGGCCACGAGTGCGGCTTGAAGGGCTCGGAGAAGCACAGTTGGTTGCCCGAGATGCCAGCCAGGCATCCATTGGGCATGTTCACCAGGCCGTGCAGATCCTTGGGCGGCGCCAAGGCCTCGACGTCAGGCGCGGCGATGAACAGTTCCGTGCTGGCGACAGTGTCGGAATACGTCAAGGTTGCCGCCGGGATCTCATCGACCATGCGATAGGTCGTATCCGTGCCGGTCGTGCGCCAGATCCTGCGCTTCAGGCCAACAAGGTTGTGCGGCGCCTCGCGCTGCCATGTGCCACCGGCATAGGCGCCGCCGCCGGCCAGCTTGATACGTACCAGGCCGGCGCTGGTCACTTCGATGACCGTGTGCGTCGCGTTGAGACCTGCGATGCCTGCCGTGCCCGCCACCTTGATGCGCTCGCCGACCACGATCCCATATGAGTTGTCGAGGTCGAGTGTGACCACGCCGCCTACCGACACCGCGTTCGCAATGGCGCCGCTGTTCTTGGGCGCAGGGTCCAAGCCCGCGATATCCCAGGAAGCATCGACGTGGCCGTTTGCCACTGTGGCGTCCGAAAGCGGCCCCTGTTCGTCGTACTGGGTGACCCAGCACCAGCGATAGGCGCGCGATTCCATGGCGCCGCTGCCGCCAGTGGGCGTGACCGTAGGGGCTGTCTTGGGTGCAACCACGCCGAGCACGAACCACGCATGCGGCAGGCGCCCAACGAAGCCCTGGATGCCATCCACCAGAGTGGTCATGCGCGGCTCGCCGTCTCCCGTGAAGAACACGCGGCCCAGGGTGTCGCCCGATGTTGGTGACTTAGCCACATCGACTTCGGCGTCCCAGGTCATCAGCCCTGTGACGCCCTGTTCGTTGTAATGGCTCAGCGTGGTGACGTGCGCCAACGTGGTGGTTGCGATGGTCTGGTGATCCATCAGCGGGTCGAGCCGGCCGGCCGTGATGTCGCAGTTCTGCGCGATCTGAGCGTAGTTGGCGCCCAGCATGGTCGGCGTGAGCCGAGGCACCATGCCGCGCTGCAGGGCAATGTTGATGGCGACCATGTCAGTAGCTCAGCCACACGTAGATTGGCCAGTTCACACCGCGCGTGTCCGATGGCGTGACCGTCACTGTCCGGTAGCCTGACCAGTTGTTCGCCGATGCATCGTTGTTCGCCGTCATCGCCTGGCCGCCCAAATCGATGCCGGTAATGGATCGGTAGCCATCTGTGATCACCGAGCCGTCGCCGTCGTCAGACATGATCCGGTAGCCGAATGAGCCGACCTCCGCCCCCTGCAGATTGAAGGCGCTACGGTTGGCATCCCATCCAGTTGCTCCGGCGTTCATCACACGCAGGAAGTAGCCAGGCGGCGGCAGCTTCAGGAACGTACCCGCGCTGTTCCGCGTGGTGCTGGGTGCATTCGGGTCCAAGCAGCGGTAGTAGAAGTCGGCCGTGTTGTTCTTCGATACGCCGCACCATAGGGGCGCCAGACTCGGGAAGAGCGTCAGGTCCACGGCCTGGCCCTGCACAAGCAGGCGGCGCGTGCCCGGCGGCTTGGTTGCCAGCGGGCTGAAGTGATAGTCGCAGGCGGGCTCATACGAGGCCAAACCGCTGACAATGACGAAGTCGGCACCGTCGTAGACAACGTCCAATAGCTGGTTTGCTCCGAAGGTTACGTCTACCTTCGCCCCAACTGGGTCGTATCGCTTCAGCGCCTTTGCTCCTTTCCCCGAAACATTGAGCGTGTTGCCGGTGTCCGCCGATGCCGCATGGGTCTTGATCTGAAACCGCTGGTTGTCAGCATAGGCCGCGATCGGAGGCTCTGGGGTCAGCGTGTAAGCTGGAGATGCCCCGGCAGTCGTGAAGCAAGTAAAGGTCTGGGCGATGAGGTCGGCGACCTTGACCTTGTCTTCGGCCGCGTCGGCAATGGCATCGCGGGCCTTGGCCAGCACCTCATGGATCGCATCCGCCACGTTGGCCGAATCGAATTCATCGTCTGGCGTGAAGCCGATGGCGCTGGCAACGTGTGCGTTGGAATGCGCCTCGATGTGGTCGATCATCGCCTGAAAGTCTGCTGCCGTGGCGCGTAGCGCGACCACCGCCTGCCCTGCGGTGAAGTTCAGGGCTGTCGTGCCCTGCTGCGCCCGCACGATGTTCTGGCAGGCGTTTGAACCGACATCGCGCTTTTGCACCTTGACGATTTCATACTCGCCGGTCAGCTTCTGAATGACCGCATAGAACCAGTCGCCCGGCGTCAAAGCGGGCAGATCGTCGGCCTTCGTGGGGTCGATGGTGAACGACAGCACTACGGCGCTCATGTTGCTGGTCAAGCTGCCCAGCACGTTGTTTGCAAACTTCTGTCCCATGGTGCAGTCCGATCAGTAGGCGCCGATGTTGGGCGGGCTGGAGCGCGTAGCACCAGCGATGTTGGTGGTGACCGAGCTGTTCACGCCGGCGCCGATGAGCGCCGACGTACCAGCCAGCGCAAGGTTCTCGGAGCCCGGCGTGACCGATGTGAAGGTGATCGTGCTGTAGGGCACGCCGGTCAGGCCCGATGAGCCCGAGCTGTCGGCGCTGGCGCAGTTGACCTTCTGGTTCGCGCCGCTGGTGACCAGGTCGAAGGCTGTGGTGATCGCCTTGCCATAGCAGTTCTTGACGATGGTCTCTGTGCCGCCCGGGCCCAGGAAGGACTTCGAGGACTGGCCCACGGCCGTGATGTTCGTCAGCCGCATGGGCCCGGCGCCGTAGTTGTTGTTCACGACGCCGACCTTCGTGCCGATGATCACGCAGTTATCGGCGGTGAAGTTCGCGCCATTGCACTCGAAGCCATACTCAGACTCCGACGTGCCAATCAGGAACATGCTGTGAGCAGTGACACTGTCGGTGCCCCCTGCAATGGCCACGCACTTGGCCGACCCTGCCCCGGTGTTGGTGGACTGGATCGTGAAGCCTTCCATCTGGGTGTACGGAATGCTCAGGTACATGGCCCGGTCGTACAGCGCTGCCGTGACCAGCTTGTAGCCCGCATTCAGCACGCCGCCGTGGCCCTGCCCGGATCGTGGCTTGATCCAAATGTAGTTGTCGGCATTGACCGTGTAGGCGAGGCCTGCAGTCATGACTGCGGTCGTGTCGGTGAAGGCATCCAGCTCGATCGCCAGGATCAACTCGGCCGCCACAAGGTCTTGCACTTCCCCTGCCAGCGCAGCGTTCAGCGACGCGTAGTAGGCCGCCGCGCCACTGCCGTTGTCGGTCCCGCCGGCCGTCACACCGACGCGCCTCACGGCCGCTGTCACGGTCAGGGCCAGCACCGTCGACGTCACGCTGCCCGAGGTGTTGGACACCACCACGCGGTACTGAGCGCCGTGGTCGGTCGAGGGGACCGACGCCACCACATAGCTTGTGGCTGCCGATGCCTGCACGTCGGCCCAGGTGGCGCCGCTGTTGGTCGACTTCTGGAAGGTGAAGGTCAAGCCTGAGCCGGTGGCCGCAACCGTCAGCGTCATCGAGGACAGAGCGGACACCGAAAGCGTGGGCGGCAGGTCCAGCGTCAGCGAGGGGGCGCCAGCGGCATTGACCGCTGTGCCGGCGCTGTACGCCGAAGCGGTCGCCCGTGCGTTCGTGCCGGTCACCTTGACGCGCACCCGCTTGCCGACGTCAGTCCCGGTGAGCGTGTACGTCGTGGCCGTGGCGCCCGAGATGTTCGTCCATGTGGCGCCGTCGTCGGCAGATCGCTGCCACTGGTAGGTGAACGTTGGAGCATTGGCGCCCGAGCTGGGTGTCCATGTGCCCGGGCTCAGGGTGACCACCTCGCCTTGGTTGAACGTGCCCGAGATGGTGGGCGCGGCGGTGTTGACTGGCGCTGGAATCGGAGCTGGGAGAGGCACCGTCAGCGCAAAAGCGTCGGTGTAGTCCATGCTCATGTCGCCAAACATCCAGTTTCCCTTGCGGCTGGGTGCAATCCGGTACCGCGCCAGATAGGACGTGGCGCGCGTGAAGTAGGTGAAGTGATAGTTCGCACTCAGTGTCAAGTCGGCAATGGCTTGATCGCAGGCAGTCGTGTCCTGGCCGAGCAGCGCTTTGGCCCAGCGCACCGCTTTGAAGAAGCCGCGCATGTCGTAGCTGTGGCACATGTCGTCTTCGGCGCCACTGTCGGTGAAGCCCACACCGCTGGCGAACTTGTAATACCAGGGGATGCGCCCGGGGATGCCCTCGCCAGGCACGTACAGGCCGCCGTCCAGCATCCAATCGCCATAGCGTGACAGCCACGGCAGAAACCGCGAATCGCCGGTCACGCGATACCACTGCAGCATGGGTGAAACCAGCAGGTTCGCCATCCAGGTGGACGCCATCAACACTCCGTTGCCGCCCTCGTGCTGATACTCGGTGTGCAGCGGCGCGCCACTGGCCGCGCACATGGCAAAGGTATCGACCACGAAGTCGGTGCAGTGGTTCAGCCAGACCGGGTCTGCTGTCAAGATGTAGGTGGCCAGCAGCTCGCGGATGCAATAACCGCGGTGCCGCTCTGTCCAGAAATTCAGGTCGAGTGTGTAGACCTTGGGCTGGGTGAGCTTCTGCTTTGCCAGGGCGATGGCCTTCTCGCGGTAGCGCTGGTCCCCTGTCTCGTGCTCATACCAGAGGGCGGGCACGGCATAGCCATAGCGCACGTCCAGCTTGTCGCCGCTGTTGACTGCCAGATAGCCGATGCCGTCGCTTGGATCGACCGTCACCCGCGAGTAATACAGCTCGGTGCGACGCAGGCATTCGTCCCAGTACAACGGGTCGCCCGTGCGCTTGTAGATCAGGTAGAGCGTGGTGCAGTTGTCGTAGAGCCAGGCTTGGCGGCCAGTAGCCGTGTCGCCGCCGATGAACTGGCCGTAGTCCTCGGTATAGGTCAGTGGCGTGGCCGTGGGCCCGTTTTCGATTGGTGTGGGGTTGTGCTCGCTGAAGGCCGGGCCGTAGAAGTTGGCCACGGTGTTGAACCACGGGATCAGCGACGGGTCGGCCGGCGAGATCGGCGAGAACATGTGCACTTCGGCGATGCCCACATCCAGCGTGATGTTGGCCGAGCGCACCTCGATGCCATCGGTGGCGCTGTAAGGGATCACGATCTGACCGACAAACCCGGTGTCTGGCGTGATACGCACCGACTTGTTAGCGTTCCAGACGAACACGCCACCTTCGACGGCCTGGGGCACACCCACGACAGGCGCGGCGCCGTTGATCTGCGTGATGGTGACCGTATCGCCGTCGGCGTCTGCATCGTTGACGAGCGGGAAGATAGTCGCCGACTGGTTGACGGCACACACCGCATAGTCGCCGCGCACCGCAGGCGCGTCGTTGACGGACGTCACATGGATGGCGAACGAGCACCAGCGGATGTCAATGTCGCTACGGGCGGCGTAGGACACCAGCGGGAACGAGCCGTGCCAGTTGACCGCCGGCTTGAATTCGATCGTGCCATCCGCTTCTAGAGTGACATCACCCATCCCGCCTGCGGTCACCGTGGCTCCTGGCAGGAAGATGCCGTCGTTGCCTTCTACTGTGTACAGCAGGACAGTCGAGCCTGCTGCAGCCGCGTTGGCCCCCGAAAACGCGCTGGCTGTCAGCGGCGTGTCTTCCGCCGTCGTGACGATGATGGGCACCAGCACAAAGGAGGTGCCCGTGGCATCGGCCACGGCGTCATGGATGGCAGTGGCAAGGTCGGCCTGTTGGGTGATGTCGCCTGTCACCTGGCCCCACTGCGCCGTAGCCTCGGCCCCGGCGTCAGCCTTGGCCGCCAGAGCGGCGGCAATGTCCTGCTGCTGGGCCAGCTCGCCTTGGATGCGGCCCCAGACGGCACCGCCGCCCGCGCCGACACCGCCGATGGTTGTTGATGGATAGCGAGGCATGTTGTCTCCGTCACAGGCCTGCGGGCTTGGTGCGCAGGCGGTTGGCTTTGGTCTTGCGGGTGGCGCCCAGCTTGGCGGCGATCTTTGCGATGGCGCGCTCAAACAGACCTTCGTGATAGGTAGCCAGGTTCAAATTCGTGTAGGGCTGGTTGGCCTCGGCAAACAGCCGCGCCATGGCACCGTGGTTGATGTCTTCGCTGTGGCGAATCCAGACCGCGTCCTCGATGTCTTCAGCGGCGGGCCCCGGCGCGAACACCATGAGCATCTGAATGTCCAGAGAGGTGGGCGGCTCGGGGATCACGATCGGCAGCGTGGGGTTCTGCCAGGTGAGCACCGGACATTCGTTCGTGGCCCTGGTGACAGCGCGATCGTTGATGCCCACGATGTCGATCTCTTCGTCGTCCAGCAAGGCGTCGATGATGTCCACGACCTGCTGATCGGCGGCCAGCGTGGCCACGGCCATGTCGGCCGTCGTGGTGGTCACCCAGGCGGTCATGCAGCGCGAGCGCGTGCAGAAGTCGATCAGGGCGTAGCGGTAGGCGCTGATCAGTTCCGGCTCCGGGCAGCCTGGGAACTTGCTGGCGATGGCCTCGACGGCGTCTTGAATCTTCATGATGCGGCGGCCACCGGCTCAGGCATGAACGGCAGCACCTTGATATTGGGATTGGTGCCCGTGGCCTGCTGCACTCGGGCGTTTAGGGAGGCCAGGAACATCTGGCCATGCATGGACGCGCGCGCCATCACGGTGGTGTCCTTGCTGTCCTTGAAGAACGAGCGGGCGGCCATGTAGTTCACCAGCTCGTCAATGTTGTCGTCGTGCACGCCGATGACGGTCGTGCTGTTGCCATTGAAGGCGTACTTCTCTTGACCCTTGGCGCCGCCATCTGGGATCGGGTCGGGATCGGCCGTCCATGCCATCTCAACCCACACCTGCCCGATGGCAGGCACACCAGGCGAAACGAAGAACGTGCGCGGGACCAGAGGGTCATACGCATACTGACGCACCACAGAGCCGACCTGCGTGCGCCACATGGGCGCGCTGGCATCCATGCGCTGCCGGTCCATGATCGTGATGGCGCGGCCGGGCGTCATGCCATCGGCGCCCAGATTGCAGTTGAGGCTGAGCAGTTGCTGCCCGCCAACTGGTCCGGTTGGGCTCGCGCCGCTGGGCAGCTTGATACGGTTGGCAGCAATCAGCGTGATGTCCTGCTTGCAGCCGGGCTCCAGCCTGAACGAATCCAGACGGGAGCCCACCTGCGGCAGGAACTTGAAGAGCGCACGCTGGGCATCGTTGAGCCACTGCACCAGCTCGATCTCCGGCCAGCGTGTGAACTGGGGGTCGCTGTCCTGCAGGATCGAACTGACCCGCCAGAGCACATCCTTGACCAGGATCGAACGCATGCCCTCTTACTCCGTGGCTGCGGCTTTGGCAGCATCGGCGACGCGGATCAGCTCGATGACGCGCGTCTTGCCTGAGTTGCCCACGGTCACGCCCTTTTCCTTGGCGATGGCGCGCAGCTCTTCGATCTCCATGGCCTCGTAGGGCTTGGGCTCGACCACCTTGCCGGCATCGGTGCCATCATCGCCACCTGCGCCGCCGACGATGCCGCCTTCAGGCGGGATCTGGGTTGCTTGCTGGGCATTGGCTGCCTGCTGCTGGATGGCCTGCGCTGCGGCTTCCATGATTGGACTCGTGGTCGGGCCCGTGTTGGCACCCGTGCCCAGCACTTCATTGGGCGTCTGGGTCAGCGGTGGAGGCGGTGGAGGTGCAGCGCTCAGGACAGGCGCGGGCGTGCTGGGTCGACTGGCTTGCACGGCTTGAGCAACCTGCGAGAGACCCGCAGCACCACTGTCCGCCGTCGTGCCTGGCACTTCCTTCCACACGTCAGCGTGCTTGAGCAGCAACGTGGCGGCACGTTTGTCCACTAGGTGGGTGTCGCCGTGGCCGATCCAGGCCAGGCCGGTACCAGCGACGTTGTCTTCTTTTCGGTCCTTGCGACCGATATACATGATGAGAGGCATGCTTTCTCCTGAAAGGTGGCGACGGGCCAGCCCGAAGTCCAGCCCGACGCGCTTACTTGGTGCCGCGCGCGATGCCGGACGCGAATGTGCGGATCGACTTGGCGCCGGCCGACTGGCCCACGGCGGCCGTCGTGACGGTGGCGAAGACGATCACGTCCTCGTTGAACTTCATCGCGGGCACGGCCAGGCGCTCGCGTCCGTTCAGCGCTGCGCTCGCGGCCTGCAGGAAGGTGAAGCCAGCACCGAAGGCGCTGTCATTGGCTTGCAGGACGCCGTCGGCAGCCGCGGGGCGGTAGCCGATCTTGATGACCAGGGTCGCGCCCGTGTCCATGTCGTCGTGGTCGAACTGCAGCTCGTCCAGCTCCAGGCCGCCGGGCAGCTTGATCAGGTCGATGGTGTCGCCGACACCTAGAGCGGCAGTGACGGACGTCAGGTCGTTGCCACGGAAGGCGTTGCCGAAGGCCTGCATGTAGGCAGGGCTGCTGGCGCGCACGTTGGTATATGCGGTCATGATGGGATCTCCAGAAAATGGGGTTCGATGCGATGGGCAGGCCCGGCCGAAGCCGGGCTATGCCGCATCAGGCAGCGCGCAGCTTGGCAACGCCGTCGATCACGTAGACGCCGTTGTCAGTGGGCTCGGGATCGCCGTTCTCGTTCTTGAACAGGAAGCGCATCTTGGCTTCGCCGCCCATGAACTCGGACAGGTACTCGAAGCTGCGACCGGCGTTGTAGGCGTTCTCGATGATGTTGGCCTGCACGCTGGAATTGGAAGCACCTTCGCCACGGGCCAGAGCCTGGGCGCCGAGCAGGATGCCGCGCTCGACCTTCCAGCCAGCACCCAGGGCTGGCACTTGCAGGGTCGATTCGTTCGCCGCCTTCTTCAGGCGATCGGCCACGGCCACATACTTCACGTCATCGCCTGGCTTGAACAGGATCGAGTATTCGATCTTGCGCACCAGGATGCCGCGCCAGATGCCGACCTCGCCCATGAAGATGGGGTGATTGCCAGCGAGCTTGGCGCGCTCGAGTGCCAGGGCCTGGAAGTTGCGCAGGTTGTTGCTGGCCGTCAGGTCGGTGATCAGGCTGTTGTAGCTGTCCGGGGGCAGCCACAGCACAGCGCGGATCTGGCTCGAATCGGCCATCTTGTCGCCGTCGACCTTGATCGGCTGGAGCTTGGTTTCCTGGGCGTCCAGCATATTGGCGATGTCATCGAGCACCGACAGCTTCCACACGTCGGTTGTGTCGATGTTGGCGATCTGCGCGCCGCCGCGAACCACGGAACCACCATCGATCACGAGGTGGCGGTTGTAGGTCGGGGCCTGCACCGGGTTGATCATGGCTTCATCGAAGTCAGGATGCGTCGCCAGAGCCAGGTCCCAGCGTTGGCCCGTCTGCGAGCCACGAGCGCCGGCCAGGTGCGTCAGCGTGCGCTGATATACGAAGCGTGGCCAGTAAGCCGCCGACGCGGACAGCGCCAGCTTGCGCAGATCGTGGCGGGTCCGCTGACGCGACATCTTGCCGCCAGCATCGACGTTGAACGTGCCCAGGTCGATCTTCAGGTCCATGGACGAAGACGACATCTTCTTGCCCTGGCCTTCGGCGTTGCGATCGCCCATGATGGGCATGCCGCCGACAACGTCGAAGGCGTCGATCGTGACCTTGTCACCCTTCAAATCGCCCAGGTCCGTCACGCGAACGAAGGGCATCTTGGGGCTGGTCTGTTGCTTGAGCGTTGCTTCAGCGTCCTTCTGCTGGGGAGCCGGGCCCGTGAGCATGTTGAGATCACCGGGCGCGGCAATGTATTGGGCGGTCAGCGCCACCGAAAACTGGGTGAGCGACAGGCTGGAGCCCGATTGCACACTGGTTTGAGACATGATGGGATTCCTTCAAATCAAATGGATTGGTCAGGCCCCACGGTCCAACTGCTCCATCATTTCCTCCGGGGTCATGCTCATGAACTTGTTGAGCATGCTTACCGGGGTCATGTTGGCAACTGAAGCGGAGGCCGGGCGCGCGCCGCCGTTGAGGTCGCTCAACGTGTTGGGCTTGCGCTCTGTGGCTTTGTCGATGACGTCTTGAGCCTTCTTGCCGTGAACGGCTTCGTTGGCCTTGTCATCGGTCTTGTCTTTCGAGGATGTGGACTGCTCTTCCGCGATGTCGAACTCTTCGCGCACACGTCGTGCGGCTTCGGCGAAGCGCTCTTCCATCGGGCGATTGGCCCACTTGGGTGATGCCTTCAAGGCGTTGTCGTGTTGGACGGCCAATGCGAATTTGTCGGCATGAGCAGGGTCGGTCTGCCAGGCCAGCAGATCGGGCACCATGTCGATGGCATCCTGCACAGGGTCGCCGGACGGTTCGCTGGGCTCATCGTTCTGAGCAGCGGGCTTTGTTGCAGCTTGGGTGTCGGTCTTGCCAACACGATCGACTGCGAGCTTGGCAACGCGGGCCAGCTTGGCCAACTGCGGATAGTCGGCTTCGATCTCTGCGATTTCCTCTTCGGTGAGGTTCGCCAAATCGTCGCCTTCTGCCTTGTCAGGGGCTTTGCCAGACCTCACGGCCTCCAACTCGGCGCGAGCTGCAGCAGCCTCACGTTCCGCTGCCTCGGCACGCGAACGGTGGGCCGAAGCCTCGTTGCGCGCCTTGGCCAAAGCGGAATAGGGCAGCACATGCTTGCCGTCCTTGCTGGACACGCCCGCCGGCTTACCTGTGCTGGCACCTTCTGCAGGTGCATCAGCTTGGCCCTGGCCAGCGCCATCAGCCCCATTGCCAGCAGCGGCGCCACCGGCCCCAGCACCTGCGTCAGCGGCGCCAGTGCCTGCGTTGGCCGAAGCGCCGCTACCCTCGCCGTCGCCTTCACCACCATTGTTAGCGGTGGTGTCTTCTTCAAGCTCGCCGTCTGCCCTGCGTTGGGCGCGGTCGATGGCATCAGGGTCGAATGGGTCAAATTCCAAAGTCATCACTTTCCTCGATCTCAGTTCTCGGATGAGTCCGAATGCCCTGCTACGTCACCGGCTTCGGGCGAAGGCCGGGACAGACATCGCGTCGGTACTGCACTGCCCGGTGCGACGGCCGGGCAGCGAGGGTCAGCCCATGGCATCCGCCAAGGACTGGTGAATCAGTTGTTCATCGAGCACGGCCTGTTGCTGCTGGGCCTGCCCGGCTTGGATGCGCTGGCCGATCTCGTCGGCCTTCGCGTTGTTGAGACGCGCGATGCTCATGTCGTGCTCGGCCGCAGCGTTCTTCTCGGCGGCGTCTGCCTGGGCTGCTTGCTGCTGGGCAGCCTGTTGCTGCTGCTCGATCTGCTGCTGCGCCTGCTGGTCGCCTGGCTGCGGCAGGCCCGACATCTTGCGAAGCGTCGATGCCACTTCGTGGCGGTCTTCCAGATCGGTGGCTTCGATGAAGCTCGGCGTGAGCACCTGCACGGCAGCCGGGTTTGCAGCAAGGGCGCCGATGATGTTGGCAATCTGCTGCTGTTGCTGCATCTTGAAGGCCGGCGTGCTCGGCACCTCGGACAGCCCCACCTTGACCGGTGCATCCTTCACCGTGTTCATCGGCATGCCGGTCTCAGGATCGGTCGTGTTCAGAACGATGGTGCGCTTGGACGAGCCTGAGCCGATCACCACACGCATCTCTTCGTCCGCGTGGTCCTCGACAATCAGGTCCAGGATGCGTTCGTGCACCAGGCGGCGCGCCAACGTGTAGTTGTCGTTGAGCTCGCCCATGCTGGCCTGGCCGGCCTCGATCAGCGAGTTGATGGCCAGACCCGAAGTCACGCCCGTGGGCGCATTGCCAAGTTGGGTGGAATAGACGCCTGCAGAGTCTTGAATGCTCTGCTTGGCGTCGTTCATGACCTCGAACTGCTCCTTCTGCATGCTCAGGTCATTGCCAACCTTGAACCCGGTCGCATTGCGTCGGCCTGGGTTGAGCACCGTGACCATGTCCGGCCGCATGGCGGTGTCGGCAAGGTCATCGATCGTGTTGTAGTCGGTATCCAGCGCGTCGGAGTCCACCGTGATCTGGCGAGCCTTGAGCATCCACTGGATGCGCAGGCGCCGCTCGTTGAACTCGTCTTGCGGCGCGATCATGCCGTCAATGAGGCCGTATGGCCGGCGGTCCTCGTCGTCGCGGAAGGCGAAGAACGGCACATAGGGGAAGTGGCGCATCTGTGTGCCGACATCCAACAGGCGATGCGGTCCAGCGAACAGGGCCATGCGCACCTGGCGGCTGATGCCCTTCTCTACCTTCACTAGATTGCGGGACACGGCCGCGATGTGAAGCGGGTTCTTCTTGTTGTACGGCACGCGACGCGTGGGCGACAGGCGCAAGACCACGACCTCGACGGGCACGCGGTACCAGACTTCGTACAGCTTGATGCGCTTGCGCGAGGTGTCCAGCCACTCGTCGCGGCTGACCCTGAACGAACGCTCATTGCGGTAGCTGCTGACAAGGCTGCTCGACACTTCGGCGTCGGCCAGCATCAGCGGTTCCCAGCCCCGGACGGCGTAGGTCAGCACATCCTTGAACTTTGGCAGAGACGCAATGGCCTCATCGAGATCCGTCCAGCGCTGGCGCACCAGCCAGCGGGCGTCACGCAGTGCCACGTCCTTGGCGCGCCAGTCGTACCAAATCTCGTTGCGGTGCACGTCCGTGACGCGATACGGGTACTCGAGAGGGTCCGCGACACGGGACACCTCGACCCATCCAAGACCCGCTTTCACTTGCGAGCCGTAGCCGTTCGAGATGGCCAGATCGGCGTATGTCTCGCGCGTGGCCTCTTTCATCTTCAGCGACATCACCGACGACACGTCGGCGAACATGTCGTCGTCGGCCACGACCTTCACGTCTGTGCGTGACTTGGCCTCTTGACCCAGTACGCCGTTGATCACCGGCCTGATCAGGTTGATGTTGCGCGGCTCCAGGCCCTCTACGCGGGCGCGGTGCCGCTGCTCAGGGGACAACTGCTTGTCGTCGTAGTAGGCGCAGCACAGATCGGCGCGCGGGCGCCAGTCGGGCTGCGCGATGCAGTCTTGCACCAAGTCCTCAAGAGCCTGGATCGGGTAGCCGTTGACCGCATGGTCGCGGTCAGGCTTGGGTTGCGCCAAGCCTGGAGGTGCGAGAGGACGTGCCTGATCAATCATGCAGTCGATATTGCGGTGACCTCTTGAATAGAAGTGCACGCATCAATCGCGGGCCGGCAAGCCTCGCTTTTCACGGAAAGCAGCAGCAGATCCGCTGTTCAACGCAGACGGCACGCCCTCGGCAAATGTCATGGCCACGGCATCACCCTTGTCTGGCGAACGGCCCAGCACTTCGCGGATCTCGTCCTTGTCGCGGATCTGGATGGCCGCGTCCTCGCCCATGGTCACGACCTTGTAGCGAACGGCGCACAGATCGCCCAGCAACTCGGAGTCGTCAGGCAGGATGATCGGGTTGTCGCCCGTGGGGTCGAGCGCTTCGCGCAGGCGCCAATACATCTCGGCCCGCACGTTCTTGAACCGCAGGTTGCCGGTCTTGTCCATCGCCTTTGACTTCTCCGAGCCGATCACGGCGTGCACACGCAGGTTCAGGCCCTTGATGAAGTCCAGCGCGGCCGTGCCCACGCCGATGCCGTCGATGGCGATTGGCGCACCGTTGCGCAAGAGCGGCGTGATGAACGCCGCGGCCTTCGGTCCATCGTTTGTGACGATGCCGGGCGCCGTGACCATCTTGTCGAACCAGCGATCGTGACGGCGTGCGGCCGTCGAGTTGTCGATGCCGCCGCGCGCCACGTCGAAGCCCACGCACGTCATCTGCCCTTTGGCCGTCTTCTCCGACCAGCGAGCCATGGAGGTTTTCACCCACTCTGTGGGGATCAACTGCCAGACGGGATCGGTACGGCCGGCCAGGAAGTCGCCGCGCAGCATCTGCGAGCGCAGCGGCTCGGGCAGCGCCTGCAACGTGGCTTTGTAGTCGGTGAGCGACAAATACAGGTTGTCATCGACGGATGACTTGATGAACGTACGGCTCTTGGGCTTGACCCAGTCCTTGCCCACCAGCACCCGATCACCATTGGGCACTTCCTTGTCCTTGCCGTTCTCGTCGGTGACGAACCACCGCAGCTCGCCCGACTTGGCCGGGTTCGGGTGGCGTGGGTCGAGCCACGGCGCCCAGAAGCGCACGACCCATTCGCCATCGGCATCGGTAGGCGGGTTGCCTGCGCACACCACGCGTTGACGCACGTTGGGGTTGTCCGTCCGCATCCAGCCGATCAGCGTGCGGAACTGCGATTCCAGGAAGTGGGTGATCTCATCAAAGGCCTTGAGGTCGTGCGGGCGGCCTTGGTACTTCATCCAGTCGTCTGGCAGCTTGACCGAGCCCAGCTCCATCACTCGATCACCAGGCAGGCGCCACACGCCGTCCTGGCTGTTGTAGCCCTTGCGCGTGCCCAGGATCTTGGACATGCGCTCTTCGATGCCGATCAACTGGACGGCTTCGCGGCGGAAGATGATGCTGTGCTGCTGGGCGGTCAGGCACAGCCCCAGCAGCAGGTCTGTCTTGCCGCCGCCGGCCGAGCCGCCGTAGAAGACGATGTCGGCCTCGGAGTAGTAGGCAGCGTGCTGCGGGCCCACCTGCGGCATCCACAGCGGCATGCCGTCGGTCAGCAGCTTGTCGAGTTCCGCCTTTTCCTCGGCGGTCATGAACGGCAGCAGCCGGACCAACTCTTTCGGGTCGATGTCAGGCAGCATCGGACTGGCTTCTGGCCCTCGACAGGATCGCGGCCACGCGGCTGGCGCGTTCGGCATCGGTCAGCACCTTGCCTGCGCCTGCACCCTCGCCGCCATCGTCGGCGCCGATGTTCCAGGCCTCGCGCTCCAGGCCGATCAGGGTCTTGAGCGAATCGGCCAGCAGCTTGGCCGACTTCACGCGGCCGTCGCGGTCAATGATCTTGAAGTACAGATCGTTGAGCTTGTCCATGCCGTTTTCGTCCGGCTTGCGCAGCAGATCGCCCAGGGCCTCGTACAGATCGCGGTGCTTGGTCTGGTGGATCACCTCGTCCAGCAGCTCCATCACCAGGCCCTTGGCCGTTGCGATGTCCTTGCGGTGCGCCATGCGGATCGTCACGATCGCATTGGCGTTCACTTCGATGATCTGGCGATCGGTCGCCCTCTTCTCTTCGGGGTCGACGGCCAAGGCCACGCGCTTGCGCACGATCTCTTCGGCCTTCTGCTGGATCCTGGCGCCCAGGTCGCGGGCCCAGTCTTCGCCCTTGGCCTCACCGGTCTTGGCCTTCTTGCGAATGGCGGCCTCGGACACGCCGTACTTCGTGCCCAACTCGCGGTTGGACAGCAAGTTCGCCTTGTAGTCGCGCCGCAGGGCCTCCCAGTCGGTGACCTTTTTTCCTTCCGTCACTGATCAGCCCCCGAAGCTGGTGTGACCGGCGGCGTCAGGGCGGCGTACTCGGCTTCACAGCGGAGGCCGGTGCTGTAGTGGTCTGCAGCCGCTGCCGCCAGGTCTCGCTGTTCTGCTTCGCACGCTCCAAATACGGCTGCGAGGGCTTCGACTGCTTGGCGGCCTTGCTCAGCGGCGGGATCGCCTGCGGCGCCACACTGCTGCTGGGCTTGGCTGACGGTGGCGGCGAGCTGGCGGCGCAAGCGCTCAGAAGCATCACGAGCAGCGGCAAGCTGCGTTTCCATGGTGCGGATACGGTCGATGTGGTCATCTGCTGCCTCGCTGCGCAGGTTGAAGGTATTGCCGGCCTTGGCGCGCAGGCCTTCACTGGCGTGCAGGTCGGTGCTGGCCTGGGCCAGCTCGGTGCGCGTCGACTGGAGAGCGCAGGCCGCGCGCTCTTTCTCCTGCACGAAATCGACAAGCTGGTATTCCAGCCAGCCGACGACTGCCAAAGCGACAAGGGCCTTTGCCCATGGTGGGATGATCGGCAACTGCATGTCAGGCCTCCGACGTGCTGGCCGCGATGCCAGCGAGCACGGGCAGCGGATCGGTGGAGCGCGTGGCAATGCCGCTGATCGGGTAGCGGTAGCCCACGACGCGGTCACGCGAGAACGCGGCGATGCTCACGGCATCACCTTGGTTGCCGCCCAGCACCATCAGGCGCCCTGCCTTGTCCTGGCCAACCACGAACCCGACGTGATAGCCGCCGGGGCGCTGGAAGACAACCACGCAGCCGAGCACGGGCGCGTCCAGCGGGATGCCCCAGGCCAGCCAAGACCGGGCCGAGTCGCTGTGAGGCGACGCGATGCCGTTGGCCTCAAACATCGCGCAGGCAAAGCCCGAGCACCACGGCACGGCGTCATCCTTGATGCCCGACAGGCGGGCCAGCTTCCAGAAGCCCAGGATGATGGGATTCGATTTGGCGCCCGGGTATTCCTTGGTGCCCAGGTAGCTGCGGGCGGTGTCGATCCAAGGCGCGGTCATTTGGACTCTCCAGAGTCTTCGCCCAGGCCGATGCGATCGGCGATGGCGTTGGCGCCGCGATCGGCGATGATCTGGCGCAGCTTGACCAGCGCCCCGATAAAGCCGATGGCAAGAGCGCCGTAGAGGAAGCCCACGGGCAATGCGACCTGCAACCAGTCTTCGACGGTCACCAGGTCAACCCATGGAAGGATGTGATCGAGCCATGCCACGGTGCCCGGCGTGAAGAAGAAGGCGACAACCAGGCCCGTCACGTACTGGACGCGCAGCAGCTTGCGGCGCTTCAGGGGATCAGGTTCGGCCTCGTGCGGATCGAAAGCCGCGACGATCAGGGCACCAGCCAGACCGGCAGCCGGGACGCCAAACACCTTGGCAATGGGCCACAGCCATTTGGCCAATGCATATCCGCCAAGGCTGGATGCTGGTTCGCTCATTGAATCTGACCTCATAAGGCATCCCGTAGGAAGCTCGAAGGCCAGCAGGGACGCCAGCCCCCGGTGTTGATCGAAGGACTGGTGCCGATTCTTTTTGATCGAACCGAATAGAAGTGCAGGCGCAAAAAAGCCCACCGAAGTGGGCTTGTGTCTTTTTGAGTGAATCGAACTAGTGCTCACCCGATTGCAAGCAATGCGCTATCACATTCCCTTTCGCGATGTATTGCGTAGCCACCGACCAATCTTTGCAATGAAGTCCCACACGTCACCATCTGTAGGCTTTAAGTAACCTGGATCAGATGGATCCTCACCCATGGACTTGAACGCCTCTATGAGCCAATCTGGGCCATGTGCCGAACTCTTTACTGTGCCGGGTAGCCAGTGCTCTACCTCGCCCCCCCGAACTGTGAACATCCCATAGTCATCAAGCTGGTCAAATAAACCGTCTGCAGCCTTTTTAGGGGCACCGCTTAGAACGTTGACGCCCCCACGCTGTTTTGGCTTGACCGCCCCCGACGCCACGAAGTGATCTTTCACCTTAGATCGAACTATTGCACTACCCGCCGCTGTTGTAGCGTCCATACCTGCGGCGTCAACGAAGGTAGACCAAACTTTCCCACCCTCTTCATATATATCAACATCAACTATTCCTGCCGCCGGAATGCCAAGCGCACGCAAAGGCTTAACAATATCCGCCACGGTTTGCTTGTTCTGCGCACGTAGAAAGAGACAGTTCTGAATACCTCTTTCATCGTTGGTGAGCAACAGCCGATGGTTGATTTCATCGTAGAAAGCGCGATCGGCATCCGCCTCCGTGACGACAACAAAATCATGGAAAAGTGCCTCAATAGCACCAACGGAACGCAGTAAAGGGTTCCGCATTAGCGATGACAGGTCAGATGCTTTCAACACTCTCGCAGTTGGTTGTCCGTTTGCATAGGTGAGCCGAACTACGTTCACTGAAGCCGACGACTGAACGCACCCCATTACAAAACTCGGACTATGCGTTGCAATGAAGACATTCTTTTGAAAGCCCGATTGCGCTGGCCTAGCGATTTCCCGTCCAAGCAGGTACGCGAGTGATGGATGCAAGAACGCTTCAGGCTCATCAATCACTAAAACTGAAGGATCACCGGCAAATAATTCGGCCAGAATTCCCGTGAAAGCGCGCACGCCATCGCTGAATAATTCTATACCCACACATTTTTGAAAGAAGGCCAAAGCCTCGTCTGAAAAGCTTCTTTCAAGTGAAGGAGGCGGGACAGTCGGAGCGAACTTCAGAAACGCCATGCCAGGTGATTGAACCGCGTCGACCACAATGTACTTTTGAAATGCTTCGAATAGGACCGCACGCAAACGGCTTCGCGCCACATCATTTGTAGCAAGGCGTCCAAATGTAGTGGATGGCGAGGAAAGTGATGGAAGGCTCTGCTGCCCGACTAGTTGCAGTCGCGTTGCGCCATCAAGCATTACCGAAGGCACAACCATGGGTGTGCGCTCGCCAAGAGAAAATGGGTTCCTTACGAATTTACGAAGCTCGGCCTTCGAAAGCAAAATTTGCGGATGTGTACCCCGAATAGTAAATTTTTCGTCCTCTTTCAAATCTTCGGCAATCTTTGCATCTGCGAGTATTCTTCTTATAATACTATCTTCGCGCTCTGCACTCGAGATTGCACATTTCATGCTAGCCAGTATTTGACCTGGACCACCGCCGTGGCCATTTCGAAGTACATTCCATATTTCACGCAACACGAGACTCTTGCCAGAATTATTCGGCCCAACAAAAAGAGTAACGCCAGGGTTTGGAATGCGCAACTTCTCGTCTTTGGTTGCTCCGAATTGAAGCTCTATATCTGATATGGGAAACACAGAATACCTCCTTGTAGTGCCTAATTCAATGCCATCTGCTTCAACGTTTCACCAACCCCTGATCATTAGGCAAGCGTTGAAAACAAATACTGATTTAAGTGTCGCCATTGGGTCTACGCGGTGCGCGAGTTCGCACCTGCGCACTTTTGCGAACTGGTGTGCGCACCTGTGAACTGCGAACCTCTTTGGCGATCGCCAGTGCCCTACGAATTCCCAGGGATCGATCGCCTTCACCGATGTCTTTGGCGATCGAATCGCTGATCGGGTCAATCGTGATCGTGACCTTCGAAAGATCGGTGGCGCCATCGGCTGGCTTGGGGCCGGTGCCCTTGCGGGCGCCGCCTCTGGTGCTTGTCTTCTTCGCTGGCGTCATGGATCAATTGCCGGGGTTGCGGGTGTATCGAACGATCGAACCGTCGATCGTGGGATCAGATTCGATTATCGCCGGGCAATCGCTGGCGATCACCAGGGCATCGGCTGCCTTGCCGTGGTTCGTACCGCGAACAAACGCCCAGACCGAGAACGGGCCATCACCGCTGCGGCGGTTACTGCAGTGGGTGATCATCACGCCGAAAAGCAATTCGGCCGCGCGGGCGGCCTCAAAGTAGGTTGCCATGCCGATCACTCGGCGGTCAGGGCCACGGCGTCACGCGCCAGGGCGGCCCATTCAGGTTCCTCGATGCCTTCGGCGCGCTCAGCGTCCACCTGGTCGAGGGCGGCATTCAGGGCATCCAGCATGGCCGCACGTTCGATGCGGGCCAGCTCCAGCACGCTGGGCATGTTGGGCAGTGGGGCGTCCTTGGCAAGGCTGGCGATGTCGAAGCCGTGCAGGTAGGCGTCCAGCATCGCATTGATGCCCTCCACGGTGTCATTGTGCATTGCGTTCATAAAGGCGCCGTTGAGCGCAGGCGCACGCCCTTGGCCTGCCCTGAAGGCCTTCACTCCCTCAATCTTTGCCTGTGTGATGTTCATGCCTGGGCTCCTTGCATACGGGCGTGGTGCCACACGTCGTCAGCGATCTGCTTGCGGGCTTCCTGGGCCCACTCGGTGGTGTTGGCGATCAGGTCGGTGAAGATGCGCACGCTGTGGTCGCGCCAGGCCTTCACGCCCTTCTTGATGATCTCGTCCTGCTCGGCAGGCGTTGCCTGGGCGAAGGCTTCAGCCGCGCCGGGCTTGCTCAAGTTGTCCTGCAGGAAGATGACCAGGCACGTCAGTGCGCTGGCTTCGACGCCGAACTGTTCGGCCATGGCTTTGATCTCAGTTTGCATTGCGCTCTCCAGTTGGGTGGGGGCCTTGTGCTGCCCGAATGATTGAATAATACATACTATTCAAAAGAGACGCAAGGGGGTGGGACAATCGAATTTCAAAGAAGAGGAGCGGGCATGGACGGTATGAAGGCTTGGGAGAAGTGGGTGTTTTACGGGTCAGCCGCGTGCGTGGGGGCGTTGGGCGCCACATGCACGGCGATCCTGATCAGCGACATCGACCTGCCATTCAAAGAGGCCCTGGCCATCATCGTGAGCGCCTTGTCAGGCCTGGCCACCTTCTACGCCGCCTATATCGCCCTCCAGATCGCTGGCAAGCAGCGGGCTGACGGGGAAGCCCTCCAACTGCAACGCGCACACCTGATGGCCGCCGGATTGGTTGCCGATCTCACCGAATGCAATGAATATCTTCGGCACTACCTGAACGACGTGCCCTTGCGGATGGAGTACCGATTCGACTTAGCCGATCAACGGGAATACCTTGCGTATCTGCAAAGCGCACAAAACACGGCGCGCGACCAAATTAGGAGTATTGCTTCGCACCCCGCGTTTGGGATCGCCGACGAAGCATTAATGGCTCTGATGCCCTTACCCAGCAACACAGCAGGCCGATTGCATGCTGCATCCAAGGTCGCAAAGGCCTTGGCGCGAGACACGTCGCATGACAGCGTGTGGCACAACGAGACTGACATTCGGCATCGAGATCACCTACTGAAGTATTGGGATGACCGTATGGGTTGGATAAATAGCCACCTTGAAATTGCATTGCCGGTTCTTGCCGAGGCGGCAGATTTCGGCGCGCCCACGCCTACCGAATATCTGTTGACTGGCTTTCATTCTCTAGGCAACCTATGACGCTGCGGTAGCCCGCCCCTTTTCGTGCCAGTACCACGCATGGTTGTCGACCTCCCCTTGGCAATGCTTGCATCGGTACCGAGATGGGTTGCCAAACTTCAGCTTGCCGGGCACGGGCTCGAAGTCGTGGCGCGCGCAGGCATTGAGCCTTTCGCTGTTGCCCTTCACCTGGGCCGCGATCTCGAGCATGGCCTCCGTCGACAGGCCGACAGCACGGCCCAGGCTATCGAGGGCCGCCGTCATCAGGCCACCCGCCAGTCTTCGGCGAGCATGTCGGTTTGGCTTGCAAGCCAGCCCATGAGGATCTCGCCGTCGGCCGTCTTCATGGTGATCGAGGGCAGCACCTTGGCCGTGCCACCGCAGGCCTCGGCGTGGGCGCGGTTGTGCTCGGACCAGAAGCGATCGGCGGGCACGTCCTTGGTCTCGCCGCAGCTCAGGGCAAGCCACATACCCTTACCGTTCCAGCCCGCACGGGCCACGCGCTGGCCCGCCTTCAGCATGATCAGGGCATCGCCGAAGGTCATGGCGTCGGTCTTGCGGTAGGCCCGCTCGAAGACATCGGCCGGGCTCCAACTGGTGTAGCCGTCCTCATAGACGACTTGGTAGCCGTCGCGGCCGTCAGCGTGCTGCTGGGGCATGGCCTGGATGATCTTGGTGCCAATGTAGATCGTGAGTGTGGTCATGGGGTGCCTTTCAGGCGTTGGAATTCGGCCATGGCTTCACGGCCGGTCAGGATGGTGGAAGACTGGGGCGCGAGGTCGCGGCGCAATGCCTGGATTTCCTCGCGCAACGCGGCGACCTGCAGGGTCAAAGAATCCGGGGCAGTCGGGATGTGCCCGGGCGGATGAAGGCCCAAAAGGAGGTCATATAAGCCCATGGCGCTGCTCTTTGCAGCATCGAGTCGTGCACTCATTGGGGGTTGTCCTCATCATCAAATGTCATGGTTTCAGGGTGTGGCACGTCGCGGTGCACGATCACACCGTCTTCGTTGGGTAGGAGGCAGCCGCAGACCACGCACCAGTAGCCGGTGCGATCCGGCTCGGTCGCTAGGTCGACGCCGAAGATGTAGTGGTCCATATCAGAACCACACGCAATCGACACCCAGGCCGGTACTCGCATCCAGCCGCGAGGCGATCTCGATGGCTTCGCTGGCAGTGGCACCAGCCTCCATGGCGCCCAAGGCGTAGTCCGCGCCGCTGCCAAGTGCCCAGCGGGCCTTGTTGAGAGTGGCCCAGTTGAGCGTCTGGTCCGTCATCCACACCCGCCTCTGGCTGTCGATCATGAGAAAAGCCACGTCCAGCAGCGTCGGCTTGTCTGTCGTCTCCCCCCTTAACCAGCGGTGAAAGGCGCCGAGCTGCATCGAGTGGCCTGCGCCGCCGTACAGGATGTACGAGCCGTCAGGAGCTTGGAGCTTGAAAACTTTGGTCGTGGGCACTGGCGTGCCGCCCCAACTCGACTGCTTGTCGGCGGCCAGCGTGGTGCCGTCCCATGCGATGGTGGTCATGTCACTCCTTGAAGGTTGGGTAGGCAAGGCCCATCGGCCATTTGCCAGTGCGTTTGATGGCGGCCGAGGTGATGCGGCCCCATCGGGTCTCGAGTTCGCGGCGCTGAGCCTTGGTGTACATGGCGCCCTGGTCAAAGCGGGCATGGCATCCCGGCTCACCTGGTCGTGGTGCACACAGGGGAAAGGCAAGGTTGTCGTCGGCCTTCGTTGCCATGCCCTTGCCGGTGTTGGGATGCGCGGCCTGGCTGTAGCCCACGATGCTGCAGTTGCAGCACGCCAGCTTGGCCACCATGGCTAGGTACTTGGGCGAGCGGATGGGCTTGCGCTTGGGCACGGCCACCTCGCCCGCCTCGATCTCGTCCAGTGCGGCCAGCGTGCTCGACCTGGTCGGCGCTGCGCCGAGGTATTCCAGGATGTGGTCGCGGGCGACCTCCCAATCCCAGCAGACCACGACCTTGAAGCCCAGGCGGGCCATGCGCTCACGCCAGGTGCGTTGTTCAGGCGTCAAGGTGTTCTTGCCCGCCTTCATCTCGATCCACAGGCCCGGGCAGCGGCCGATCGGCAGTTCGAACTTCAGGTCCAGCACGCCGGCCTTGAGCCCTTCGGCCTTCATCCTGCCTGCCACGGCCTTGCTTCGCGCGCCGCCGTTGGGGATGGCGAAGAGGTAATCCCCGATGGTCTCGCTTGGCAGCACGCCGTGCACGGGCACAGGGAAGCGCGCCATGCTGGCCCACATCACCAGCGCTTGCTGGTGCTGGCTCTCTTCGTCCTTGCGTTGCCTGGTCTTGCGGGCAACGGCCAGCGTGGCGAGTTGCAATGCGGTCATGCGAATTCCAGCTCCATCTGGGAGGTGTCGGGCTCGGGCTTCGGCTTGGCGGACACGACCTTGCACGCCCGCGTGGTGGCGCGCGGCACCGTGAAGCCATCCTTCTGGGCGCACACCGAGCCCCATGCGGCCGGGCCTGTCCTTGTGGAGACGGTGACAGTGGCCTTTGTCAGTGGCTTGCCGCAACGAACGCACTTCATCCGATGCCTTCCATGATTTGGTCGATGGCGTGCCAGGCCTGGATCGGATCGGCATGCGGCCACAACGTGGCCAGGCCGCGCGGCGAGCGCATGAAGTCCTTCACGGCAAGGTGAAGCTCCCTGAACTCGTCGTCATCCAGGCTCATGTAGTCGATGCTCTTGGGGATCGCCTGGGGCTCGCCGTCGGCACCAGGTATCCACGCGCAGTGCCCGGCGCCGATCTCGCCCCACTTGCGCAGCTCGTACTCGCCGACGAACGTCTCCTGGTTGTCGAAGACCCAGCGCAGCATGAGGAAGTGGCGACGGTGAAACCCTGCCGATCTGGCTGCCTTCCAACTGAATTCGAGTGTGTCGCCGGGCACCATGCCGTCGAGGCGGCGTTTGAAGCGGCGGTAGGCGCGCTGGTCTGCCCAGGACAACCCATCGACCTTGCCGTCGTCACCGCGGGTGATCACGATGGTTGGCATGTTCTCTCCTTGAATCTGCTGCAATGCACAAGCACCATTCGCATGCTCGGCACATAGAGCGGGCAACCGCCGTGGCCGTAGTAGTCGGGCACGCTTGCGCGTCGGCAGTCGGCGCAGCGCACCATGCCTTCATGCCCGTCATAGGGCTCCACCACGTGCGGCGCCGTGGGGATGGGGCACATCGTCCAGTTGTGGCCGGTCTTGTCGCAGCGCGTGCAGGTGAGGCTGGCGCTGCGTCTCATGGGGACACCTCGCCTGACAGGCCTCCGTCCGCATTGACGGCCTCGCCCAAGTCCGACAGCTCATCCAGGGCGTTGGGCTCGATCGGTGGCGCGGTATAGGCCGGATGGGCCTCGACCAGCGCCTGGATGCGCGCCTTTTCATTGGCAATGTCGGCATTGCGCTTGGCGGCCGGCGCCGGATCGTGATCAGGCTTGACCAGCATTGCCTTGAGCGCGGCGGCCCTGGCCTTGATCTCAGCGGGATCAGTGATTGCATCTTTGCTTCGCTTCACACTCGTCTCCAGCAGCAAGGTCAGCGCGTTGTCTGCCACCAGCTCTGGCGCCGCCAAGCGCATAGCCTCGCCCGCAGGCAGCAGGCCCATCGTCTCGGCCTTCACCAGGGCGGCGTGGCGCTTCTTCGCGTCGTGGCCCAGCGACGTTGACCAAGTGGCGGGGATGCGCAGCCGGCGGGCATCATCGACGTGGCGGTCGTAGGCTTGCTTGAACGCCATGCGGGCGCCCACCTTGTCACCTGTGGCCATGACCGGCTGGCAGACCTGCCAGGCCTGCGCCATCTCGGCCGTCCAGACGATGGTTTCGGACTCGTCGGCCGCGCGGATCGACAATGCCCAGGCTTCCTCCGAATCGGGGCGGCCGTCGATCGCGGCCTTGCCCTCGATCTGCGCCAGGATGTCGGCGGGGTTGGGCACGAACTGCCCTCGCTGGGTGTCGGCCACATGGGCCTCAAAGCCAGCGCGCACAGCGTCCATGGGATGGCGGGCGAGGGATCGGAAGAACAGCGCAGTGTTGGTCGCATTGGGCGTGTACTTGCCGCGGCTCAACAGCGAACAGACGCCGTCCAGAAGGTCGGCGAACTCGTCGTAGTCGGCCTCAAGCATCGACCACCTCCGCAGGCTTGCCACCGAAGGCCAGGCGGCGGCCTTCCTCACGGCGTGCGGCCTTCTGCTCCGGCGATTCCTCATTGCCGCCGTTGGCGTTGCGTGGCGTTGCATGGCCGGTATCGATGATGCCTTGCCACTTCCAGCCGGCGTTGAAGGCCTGCCAGCCCTTGATTGCGCAGATGTGCACCGCCTGGTCCAGCGTGATACCCGCTTTCATCGCCTGGGCCTTTTGGTCATCCCATGCGACTTGCGTCAGCGGTGCGCGCTTTTCCTTGCGGACCCTGAGCCAAGCTGCGGCATGGTCTTGCGCGACCCCCTCGCTGACCAAGCATGCCAGGGTCAGTGTCGGGGCGGCGTCAGCCGCTGGCTTGCGCGGAGCGCGAGCGGGCTGCTCCTGTATTTCCTCTCTCTTCTTCTCTTCTCTACTCTCTTCTTCTCTAGGTGTTGCCTGCTCGTTGCTGGCGTTGCCTGGCGTTGCATCGCGTTGCGTGGCGTTGCCTGCACCCTCTTGCTTGAGCCGTTCTCGCCTCTCACGGGAGCGCTGAGTGGATGACTTTGGCAACGATGGGTCCGTTGCATCGGGGATAGGCTCACGCTCCCTTCTGGGTTGTCTGAAGTGCCAACGTGCAACGCATGCAACGCCGTCTTCGTTGCACAAAACGTTGCGTTCGTGCATTGCAACGAAAATGCGTTGTACGGTGCCGGGCTCAGCTTTGAGCAAGAAATCGAGCGCTTCCACGTCGATGGCACCTACTCGACCGCGCACCTGGTTGGCGCTGGCGCTTTCCAAGATGAAGGCCCATACCGTCAAGACGTCACCCAATCGCGCCTTGGCCTTATCGGCAATCAGCGCGAACTTGGGATCGGTGACGCTGCCGTGATGCCAGCGGAACCAGTCAATGCCACCAGCCATCAGGCGACCTCCCGGGCAATGGCCTGATCGTGCAATGCCTTGTACGACTCCCACATGCGCAGGTTCGCCAGGCGGGCGATGTCCATCACCTGCTCGGGCGTCAAGCGATCGGCATCCTTGTTCGGCGTAGCCCGTCGCTCGCAGTGCACAACCAATGGTGTGGCGCTGTTGCGCTGTTCGCGCAGCAGCAGGATGCCGCTGGCCGGTGATGGCAGGAACTCGAAAAGGGAGTCCTGCCAGATGTCGGCAGGCATGGCGTAGTAGTGCTTCCACACCTTGTGTGGCCACGGCCGCAACCGCTCGGGCCCGGCAATGTCGGACCAGCCGCGCCGATGCCACCACTTGTCCTTCTTGGCGTCGGCCTTCAGGTCGGCCTGGCTGATCTTCACCTCCACATCAATGATGCGCAGATCAGTGGTCACGCCCAGCACGTCGCACTCGTAGCCGGTCCAGTTGCAGTTGTCGACCAGCACCACGCATTTGCGCGCGAGGGTCTGGAGCGAGATTGCGCGGGCGATCAGGTGTTCATTCCACTTGGTCATGCGATCAGCCCGGATGCTTCAATGAAGGCGATCGCCGCTTCGGCGTTGATCGCATTGCCGTAGGCGCGCAGGCGTCCCACTCGGGCGGCAGCCCCATCAGCCAGCGGGAATGTGCCGGGTTCAACTGGCCGCCACTTCCCATCTCGGCAAAGGAGCCAGTCAGCATCTCGCCAGAAACCGCCAATCGGGCTGGACCCGGCAGCATCGTGAAGGCCTGTTCGCTCAAGGGCTTGCCCCGCGACTGCTCCAAGCGGCTCGCCAGGAACTCCGGCGACGCTGAGGCGCTGTGCCAGTTCCTTGTCGCAGGCGTTGCCCAGGAAGAAAGTTGCACCTGCAGATTGAGCGCCGTCAGCGCATTGCCGCAAGCATGCTTCCTCTTGCGAGCCACAAAGGCCTCGGGCGTCCCGCCCGCCTCCTGAGCTGTTGGCGTTCCCCACGATGCCAACACCGCCGCATGGTTCAACGTCATGTTCGCCGCTTCGTTGTCGAAGGCGGGGAACCGCAAGGCGTCCGATGTTGTCGTGGTCGGCCAATGCGTCATGCACGCCACTGCTGCCAGATCCGGCCCATGGCTGCGCATGGCCTCTCTTATGCCGCCTTCCACCGTGCGCACGCCCTTGTCCGCCAGCGCGGCCGTCACTGTGGGCCACCCAGAAAATGCGGTCACGGATGTGCGGCGCACCGACGCCCGCAGACGGAAACGCAACGGCCCCGAAGGCGTATTCCATGCCTTCCATGTCAGCTTGAACAAGGTCGATCCAAGGATCTGCGTCCTTGCTCGCAACTTGCTCTCCAAAGACCGCTGGAGGGCGACGGTGGCGGATGAGGTGGTGGAATGCTGGCCACAGGTGCCGCTCGTCAGCAAATCCAGATCCCGCGCCTGCCGTGCTGAAAGGTTGGCAAGGACAGGAACCGGTCCAAACAGGTCGGTTGTCTGGCCATCCGGCCCGGCGAAGGGCATGGGACCAGACGCCAATGCCAGCGAAGAAGTGGCACTGTGTGAAGCCTCTGAGGTCCGAGGGCAAGACGTCCTCGATGGATCGTTCATCGACCACGCCTGGGGCGATGTGCCCGGCGTCAATGAGATTGCGGAGCCACTGTGCTGCATAGGGGTCGATCTCGTTGTAATAGGCGGTCACGCGAAAGTGACCTCCAAGCCAAGCGCAGAGGCGATGTGATGCTCCAAGGTGGCGCCCTTGGACATCTCCCAGCCGGGCAGCATGTGCACGCCGTCGCATGTCATGAGCATGGTGATGTCATTGCGCATGCAGTCACGCCAGTGGTCCTTGAGCTGCTGCGGCGTCATCAAGGCGCAGGCCACGATTTCATCCTCCCCGCCGTTGATCTCGGCTGGGTTGATCACCTCGAAGCCCTGACCGCGCAGCGCCGAGGCGGCGGCATGGAACGCGGGGAAGTTCAGGTTTGCATGGCCCGTCATCGGACCGGCGATGTAGACGCGCTTCATACGGCCTCCACCTTCATGAACACCAGCCAGTGCGTTAGGCCCTTACGACCGCTCAAGTGCCCGAACAGCGGCGCAATGGGCGCTAAGGCCAGCACCTCGCCTACCTTCACCTGGGTCTCATTCCACTTAAAGACGAGCACACCGTGCGGTTCCAACACCCTGAAGCACTCGGAAAAGCCTGCGCGCAGGTCATCGCGCCAGTTCTCGGACAGCTTCCCGTACTTGGCTGCCAGCCAACTGCGCCGGCCAGCGCGCACAAGGTGCGGCGGGTCGAAGGCCACCAGCTTGAAGGAGGCGTCACTGAACGGCAGGGCTCGAAAGTCCATCAATGCGTCGGGCTCAATGCGCAAAGTGCGCTGCCCCGACGGATTGCCATGTGAACGATCAGTGACCGCGACAACTTCGCTACGCTGGTCACCGAACAGCACGCGCTGATCGGCCTTGTCAAACCACATCATGCGGCTGCCGCAGCATGGATCAAGTACCACGGGTTGTTTCATGCTGCTACGCCTTCCGGGTCAACAGCGAAGCGCAGCACATTGCCAGCTTCGATCTCAGCGCGCACGGCTTTGTCGACTGAGCGCTCAAGACCCTTGGTGTAGTCCTCGTGGCTCAGCAGCGCGGCGCGCAGATCTATGAAGTCGCGCAGCGCGCAAAGCTCGGGCCCCGACAGGCCCCACTTGCGCTTGACCATCGCGCGATTGCCGGCCGATTCGAGTGCGTCGCGTGCCTTGAGCACCATTGCAAGGTACTCCCTCGCACCTGCGAAATCGGCCTGACATATGAGCATGGCCTTGCTGATCTCGCCGGCCAGCACGGCGGCGTGCTCGACCTTGCTGGCGCCAGAGGTCATTGCATCGACAGCACTGCGCATCTGCAACTCGATGGTGTTGACCGCATCAGGGTCGATGGGCGCGTTCGTGTCGCCGATGATCCTGAAGCGCTCTGCCAGGCGATCCGCCAGCAGCGCCTCGCGCTCGGCCTGCGTGCGCGCCTTGCCGTACTTGTCGGGGTTGTAGGGTTTGCGCCTGCTACACTTCTTTGAAACCATATCGATTCCTAGATCGTCGTTGTGGTCAGAAGCCCTCGAATAGCTCCAACTGTTCGGGGGCTTCGCGTTTCTGGATCACTACCGGCACCACGACCGAGGGCGGTGCCGGCGGCATCATTTGCATTCGTTCGATGGCCACGGCGCCAAGTGGCGTGAGGCGCATCACTGCGGGGTTGCACTTGCCTGCGGCGAGCATCTGGGACTGGTGGCTAGCGGTGCAGTCTTCGCAGTGGTTTGGAGGCCGCATGCGCTGCATCTGGCGCTTCTTGGCGGGGTCGTCATAGACCGATCGCCACGCATCTTTCAGCCACTCAATCCACTGGGTAGGCTCGAAGCACTCAGGCGGCCTTTGACCGAGCTGGATCACGCACGCTGGCGGGATCTCGTTCAACTCATCAAAGCCGCGCGCCACCGCCTGCTCGCTCCTTACTGAGTGGTTGTCCGGGCAGTTGTCCCCACAATCGTCGGGGCACTGATCCCGTAGACGCCCAATTCCTTGGCGATCAAACTGGCGACATGCTCTTCACCCCACACCTCTTTTGCCATGGTGTACTTGACGAACTCGGCGGCACCACCCTTAAAGCCGCGGGCACGCGCAGCGGCTGCGACGGCGTCCTTGAGATCGGCGGGGATGCGCAGATCGAGATCGGCCGTGCACTTACCCAGCGCTCGATCGAGCAAGCTGAAGGCAGGCGGCATATCTCGGTCATGACCGATGTGGGCAGAGCCAATGAAAGCGAGATCATCAATGGACGACAAAGGCATGGACGAAGAACCTTTCGACGCGCACCTGCTGGCGGCAGCCTGGGTGCGGGGGATGTGGTTGAAGGCGCTGGCCGCCGCAGCGGTGGAGATGAGAGAACTCGCCGACGACCTCAAAGAAAAGGCGTCGGGGCTCGATTGATGGGCGCTGAAAGACTTCGAGGGGCAGGCGCCGAAGCGCCTGCCGTCATGGGGCTCGTGTCCACCCCACACCTCTGCACCGGATTCGCGCGTTCCCAGTCCGGGCTGGTTCGAAAGGTGAACATGCGGCGAAGTGTTTTCCGCAGCACACCGCATGTTCAGGGCACTCTCAGAGGCAACACGCGCCACCTCCTTGAACCGGCAGTCAGCCGTGCTGCAACCGCTTACGCGGGTTGGATTGAAGGAGACAATTGCTCCATGAACAAACAAAAAATCTTCAAGGTGGCGGCCATCACGGCGGCCGTGCTGGTGGCAGGCGTCGCGCGTTGCGTTTGGCTGGCTGATGCCCCCTACCGGGAACGCAAGTCTCTTGAGACCCGCATCGCGGTCGTTGAAAGCAGCATCCGCGAACAGGCTGCCAACGTTCACCGTGAGCGAGCGGACTGCCAGGCGGATGCCATCGAGTTCCCGAACGACCAGATCATTCAGAAAACCTGCTGGGACGCATTTCGTCAGAGCAAGCAAATCAGCGATGGACTTGTGCGCAGCCTTCAGGCCGAGCGCACGAAGCTGCAAGGACAATTGGATGACGTCAACGCGCGATTGGCGAACAAGGCCCCATGACATAGGTCCGGCGGCAGCGAAAGACAGCGCGGCGGCCATCACGCGGCCTGCCTTTCTATGTCCGCTGCCCCTGACTCGGGGACCATCTCGTCCAACGAGACCGCACCGTCCGTGTAATCACGAACCGATTTCATGCGACGAACGGGAACACCCTTTGATCGCCAGTAATGCACTGCTGCTTCTGACACATCAAAGTGCGCAGCCATTGCCGCCGCGCGTCCAGTCTCTTTGTCAAGCCACGAATTCAAGTCCATTCGCCAACTTTATCATTCACTTAAGTTTGGCGCAAGTGTTTACTTGAGTTGGGATGAAACACTTAAGCATGGACCCACACAAGACCACTCGTGGACGCTTGCTCGACTCCTGGGTAGAAGCCCACGGGGGAGCAGTTCGATGTCTGGTGTCAGCCGGATATGAACAAGGCTCGAAAGAGTTCAAGGCGCGGGAGGCTCACCTATCGGTCAGCCGCAGGACCGGCATGGGGCATGTTGCCGCCTTAAGGTATGAGCGGGAATTCGAGGCGCAAGGTATGCAATCTGGCTACCTTACCAACGACCTCGATGACGTGGATGATCGACTGTCTGTGCACAAATCCGGCTCTTCCGATCTCCAAAAAAGGCCGTCTTTTCCATCCAACGAAAACGCAGGTTTAAGCCCCATTTCCGTGCAAACCGCACAGAAACGGTCAATGATCCCGGTCAATCCGCAACCGTCTGAAGTAGTTGCGTTCAATTGGGAGCAGTTGATGCAATCGATCCTCAAAGAAGGATTGGCGCCGCTCGAAGCGGGCATATGGGTGGAGGTTCCAGACGACTCGATGAGCGGGGAGTTCACCGCAGGTGACCAGGTGATGGTCCAGCGTGTGCAGGGCTACATCTACAAAGCTGGCGACAAGGTGCTGGTGCGCGAGGGCGGAGGCGATTTGCTGCTGCGCGAGTTCAGGGCCATTACCTCGAAGACATTCGAGGCCGTGCCGCTGAATGCAGCCTATGGCACCCTGCACTCTCAGGCACATGGCCTCGAAGTGCTGGCCAAGGTTACGCGGGTGACGAAGGTCTACAGGTGACCGGCGGGGCATAGCCCTGCCCTACCACCGTCATTGCTGCTTCGGCTCCGAGATGCATTTGAACGACAGCTCGGCCGTCAGTGGCGTCCACCCTCTTGCCCCGTGGGTCTCCCATCCATTGACGATCATGACTTTGCTTTGCCCCAAGCAAATCTCGTTCGCGCGGGAGAGACACATGGCCTTCACGTCCATCCACGACGGACCAAAGGTCCAGAACTGCCCGCCCTTAGTGCATTCGACGGCGTAGGTATCCAAGCTGGTCCTCTGAACCTCACCAACTGATGAGCATCCTGCGAGCACGGCAACCAACATCAGAACGGCAAATTTCGACTTCACTACATCAACTCCCTTTCGTGATCCTTTCATTGTCCCATTACATATAGTTGCAATCAGCACACATGCAAATGAGCCTGCGAAAAATATTTCAACCAACTTAAGTGAATGCTTGACACATACTTAAGTGTCCACTAAAGTTCACTCCGCAGCACCAATAGTGGTGCGCTCAACGCGGAGTGCTACATGCCTGAACAGAACAAGGGAACGTCCGCCAAGGACGACTTCAAAGACAGCAAGCCATTCAAAGAACTGCGCGCGGCTATCACCAAGCTGAACGCGTATCTGCAGCTCGTTGAAAGCGGCGTGGCGGAATTCAGCCCCACTGCCCCGGCCATCAGCAACGCCAACGACGCGATCCGCTCGGTTCGCTTCTTCAACGGCGTGCAATCCACAAACGACGAGGTGGCAGCGTGAGAGTCGCGGCCACATCCGCCGCCGTCGCGCCAGTGGAACGGCCTCGCCCGCTGACCGCCCCCGTGCACCAGCCGGGCCGCGTGACCAGCGTGCGCTTCAGGATCCGCTGTGAGCGCGAGGCGCCCGACTGGATCGAAGCTGCCAAGGCCCTGGGCCTGCGCGTGAACAACGCGGCCAATGCAAGCTTTCGCTTCCGCCAGGCCTACTTCGTCAGCAAGGGCGCCGCGACCATTTTCTTGACGCAATCGCGCGGCCACCAGACTTGTGCTTCGGTCATCTATCCGACCGAAGCCGACCTGGCCTTGATCCAGTGCCTGCGCGATTGCGGCTTGGTGTACGAGCACGAGACCGAGCAGGTGCCCGCATGAAGGCCGCCATCCACGTTCGCTTCGCCAACGCCACTGGCGGCTGGCACTACCGGCCGGCCGAAGTGCTCGCCGAGTACCCTGCCCTGGGCCGCATCCGCGTGCGCCTGCTGGACAGCGGCCAGTGTGCCCATGTGCACCGCAACTCTGTTGTTTCGGAGGTGCCCGCATGAGCCGTTCCCTTTTCATCAGCCGTGCTCGCTTCGCCGTGAACGAGGTGTTCCGCAACGTCTTCGCGTTCTACCCCGTGTTCCCGTCCTTTGTTGAGCTCGTTGACTGGTTCAACGTGATCACGGGCGCGGCCATCGTCGGCTGCTTGTGCGCGATCGTCTACTTCGGCATCGACCTGCTGCAGGCCACCGGCCAGTGGACGGACCTGTTGAGCCTTATTCCCATCGACTGGGTTCACCTGCTTTCGCAAGTCGGCGAGGCCTTCAACCTGATGGCACGCACATGAGCGCCACAACAACAATTGAGCAAGCCTCTCCGAACACAGCGCTTGAGATGGCCCTAGAACCCCGCGAAGCCCAGCCGCTTGTAGTGCAACAGCGAGATGTTCAAACTCAGGCATTGCCGAAGGCTTCCATCACCCCAGCCGATCTCCTGCGCATTGCAATGGAGAGCGGCGACAAAGACATCGAGCGCCTTGAGCGTTTGATGGTCATGGATGAGCGCTATCGAGATTCGCAAGAGCGTGATCGGCTGCGCCTGGCCGAGCTGGCATTCCACGATGACTTTGCGAAGTTCACCAGCAAGGGCCTTGTTGTTCCAAAGAGCAAGCATGTTCAGCAACGCGCCAAAGGCGGCGGCCCGGGCCCCAACTACTGGCAGTCTGAATACGACCAAGTATGCGCCATCCTGAAGCCCGCCCTTGGCGAGTGTGGGTTCGGCGTGCATCATGAGCCTGTCATCAAGCGCAACGGCAAACTGGTCGACTGGATAGACGTGAAGTGCACGCTTACCCATCGACTTGGACACTCGCGCTCGATCACGATGGGTGGCTTGCCTGACGACAGCGGCAGCAAGAACCCGAGCCAGGAGATTCAGTCGACGGTCACCTTCTGGGAGCGCCACACTCTGCTGGCGATCACGTCCACAGCTCAACAGGGCATGGACAACGATGGACGAGGCGCTCGCGGGTATCGCGAAGAACGCGGCGACCCTTCACAAGATGCTGAAACTGGTCCGCTGGATCAGTTGCGTGACGCCGGCAGTGCTGCTGCAAAGATAGGCATGGCCGAGCTGACCAAGTGGTGGTCAACACTGGACGCCAAACAACGAACCGCCTTGACGTCCGACTTTGGCGTCATGCGCAAGGCTGCCCGGGCTGTTGACGAAGGCGGTGCGTCATGAGCGAACTGATCGTCCGTTGCAGCAGCATCGGCAGGCTGATGGCCACGCCTGAAAACGCCGACATCGATCCCATCTACCTCACGCCCGAGGTAGGTGACATCATCCGCCGAACCAAGCGCAGCGACGAGGAAAAGTCGATCCTGGCTGAGGTCAAACGCAAGAGCCTGTCCGCCGGCGGCAAGACGCATGTCCGCGAACTCGCACGCGAAGCCATCTATGGCTTTGAGCCGGCGGAAATCGAGACGCGCCCGATCTTGAAGGGCCGCGCTGTCGAAGACGAGTGCATCGCCCTGCTGGCCCGCCTCACAGGTCGACCTCTGGTGAAGAACTCCGAACGCCGCACCAATGGTCTGATTTCCGGCGAATGCGACATCTGGGACGAGTCCATTCGCCACGGTCGCGATATCAAAGCTCCCTATTCGATGGCCACCATGCCCATCGTACTGGCCGACTGCTTCGACTCGGGCTACGAGTGGCAGATGCGAGGCTACATGAGCGCTGGCCTTTGGGACGCGGAGACCTGGAGTGTTGACTATGTGCTGGTCAGCACGCCCGAGGATCTGATTGGCTTCGAGCCACAGCACCTGCACTTCGTGGACCACATCCCGGAGCATCACCGCTGGACAACCTGGACTGTTAGGCGTGATCGCGCGCTGGAGTCGTTGATCGAAGACAAGGTGCTCGCTGCACGCCGATACTACATGGCCGTCATCAACGAATTCGACCGTACGCACGGCGGCCCGGGTACGCCCCAGGCCCCATGGGTAGACCTTGCACCCCATGCCATGCCACCAGCACCGGCAGCTCCGCGCCTCGCTGTGCCAGCCAGCCCCAAAGCCCTTCCCACTTCGTCAGCCCAAGTCAGCGCCTTGGTGCCCGAATTCTTTTGATACCCAGTTGGAGAACCACTGATGGAAACCCTTGAACTCTTGCCCATTGAGGGCAACGCCGTGGGTGAGGTCATCGATGCGCAGCCGGTCGATGCCAAAGCCCAAGAGGTGGCACTTGCCACCGTGCGCACTGGCGCGCTGGCGCCGCTCTCCGCGATCGACCGTGGCATCGTCGCCCTGCGTGAACAGCACGGCTCGACGGACTATGACATCACAACGTCGAAGGGCCTGGCCCTGGCCAAGGAACGTCGCCATGCCATCCGCCAGGCGCGCTACCGCGTGCCGCACATCGTGAAGGAACAGAAGGGCAACCTGGCCGAGATCACCAAGGCATTGGAAGTCGAAGGCGAGCGCATCATTGAAGCCCTGAAGGCGATCGAAGACCCGCACCACGCCAAGATCACGGCCGAGGAAACGCGCCTGGCCGAAGAGAAGGCCAAAGAGCAGGCCCGCGTCGATGCCCTGCAGGCTCAGCTCGACAAGCTGCGCACCACCGCCGAGCGCGCCAAGGGTAAGACGTCAGCCGAGATCCGGCAGGGCATCGAGCAACTGCGCGCCTATGTGATTGATGAGTCCGCTTGGGCCGAGTTCGCCGAGCGCGCCAACATGGCCAAGGCCACAGCGCTGCTCGACCTGCAGGCCCTGGCCGACACCACCAAGGCCGCCGAAGACAAGGCCGCCGAGGACGAGCGCATCCGCAAAGAAAACGACGCGCGCGCCGAGGCGCTGCGCAAGATCGCCGACCTAACCACGCTGGTTTCGTCGTGCTTCGGTAAGCCAGCCGCCCACATCCACACCGAGGCCGACAAACTGACCGAGATCGCGCTGGCCGACACCGAGGCGCCGTCCGAGCTGGTCACGGCCCGCAACAACACTGTGGTGCAGCTCAACCAGATGGCGGCCATGGCCGACCAGATGGAGAAGCTGCAGGCCGCCCAGGCGCCAGCGCCCGCCCCTGTGGAAGTACCTGCCACGCCAGTGGCCACCGCCCCCGTCACCTCCCTGGTGGCGGCCAACAATGCCGCGCGCGCCGAGATCGCCCAGGACAGCACACCTGCCGCTGCGCCCGCCGTCGTGCAGGCAGCACCTGCCCCTGTCGCCGCTTCGACCAGCGCCACCGCCAACTCCGGCGAGGTCATGACGAACGGCGAGCTGTGCAAGGTGCTGGGCAACAGCTACACGTCGGCCTCTCTCATCGCTCTCGGTATGACGCCCGTCACTGTGCCCAAGAAGACCGGCATCTTCTGGCCCGTCAGCGACGTGCCCGCCATCTTCGACGCCCTGATCCTGGACCTGCAGACGCGCCGCGCCGCGTTCGTCGGTCAGTCGCTGGCCGCTGTGGCCTGACCCCACCTTCCCACCACTTCAAGGAGCCACCATGGCACGCAAATTCACACCCGCAATCGACCACACCCACCTGCCGCGCCCGCAGATCGCCATGCAGCCGTGCGTATCGAGCAAGTTCACGCAACTGGGCTACTGCCCGCAACGTCAGGAATTGGTGGTCCGCTTCAACGACACGGCGCTGCACGTCTACCACTACCCCGACTTCAGCCAGGACGATCACGATCGCTTCATGAGCGCTGAGTCCCTGGGTCGCCACTTCGGCGAGCACATCGCCAGCCGCACGTCGCACAAGTACCTGGCCGACAGCGCCCAGACCGAGCAGACCGCCTAATCCCTCAACGCTGAAAGTCACGCATGGCTACCACCAAGCCGGTCAAGGGAAAAGCGGTTCGCCCCCCATCCAAGAAGCTGATGCGCGCGGTGTCCAAGGGCATCGACAACGCGCTGCGCGAGCTGTACCGCACCTTCCTGCGCGAATCCATCCGCACTCTACCGCCCGAGTTTCAAGACTGGGGCGTGATCAAGAGCAGGGCCTGGGTCAAGCTGGACCAGCGGTGCCGCCGAGAGATCAACAAGCTGCGACCCAAGGTCGTCGTGCTGTGCTTTCTCACGGACATCGTCAAGACGCTGAAGGACTGGGACATCGACCGGTGCGCCGAATTCCTCAACGCCAATAAGCTGGAGATCCCCGAGCATGCTTAAGACACTCAACGTCTACCGCATTGCGCCGGGCTGGGCTGGCGACTTGGCCGCGATCATGCAGGCCTTGCGCGCATGCCTGTTCGTGGCCTGCGGCCCCACCCAGCAGAAGTCCTCTGGCTTCGTGCCGCCGCGCGAAGATCACGGCGCCATCGCTGAATCGGTCGACGGCCAGATCATTACCAAGCTTATGAGCGAGCAACGTATGGTGCCGGGCGACGTGTTGCGCCGCCGCACAGACGAGATCGCCAAGCAGATGGAACAGACCACCGGCCGCAAGCCGGGCAAGAAGGTCATGAAGGAGCTCAAGGAGCAGGCCCTGCTGGAGCTGCTGCCCGTGGCGTTCACGAAGCGCTCGGCCGCGCTGATCTGGATCGACCCGACGGCCCGCCTGCTGGTCGTTGACAGCGCCAGCCAGGCCCGCGCCGAAGAGGTCGTCACGCTGTTGATCAAGTGCCTCGACGGCCTCGCGCTCAGCTTGGTGCAAACCGAGATGTCGCCCGCCGTGGCTATGGCCCACTGGCTGGGCACGGGCGAGGCGCCCTATCAGTTCTCAATTGACCGCGAGTGCGAGCTGAAGTCGTGCGACGAGATGAAGTCCACGGTGAAGTACGGCCGCCACCCGCTCGACATCGACCAGGTGCGCGAGCACATCACCAGCGGCAAGGTGCCCACCAAGCTGGCCATGACCTGGCGCGACCGCGTGTCGTTCGTCTTGACCGACGCCATGCAGATCAAGAAGCTGTCCTTCCTGGAAGTGGTCTTCGAGGGCAACAAGGACATGTCCGCCGACGCCTTCGACGCTGACGCCGCCATCGCCACGGGCGAGCTGCGCCAACTGCTGCCCGACCTCTTCGAGGCTCTGGGCGGCGAGCAGGCGCTGCACAAGGACGCCGCGTGATCATCGAGCGCAACAAGATCAACCTGACCGCCGTCGCAGTGTTGGCCGAGCAGCCCAACCTGACGCGCGACGAGCTGGCCACCGCCGTGGCCGAACGCCTGGGCCTGCCGCCTCACCTGGTCGCAGATGCCCTGCCCGAAGCACAGGAACCACCACAATGACAACAGGCACTGAATCCGAAATCGACCGCCTGCGCAACGCTCTCGACCACATCGTCAAGACCGCGCGCGCCAGCCACACCCGCACCCGCCGCATCCGCTGGATTGAAGAGCGTGCCCGCCGCGCGCTGGCCGGCGAAGAGTTCGCCGCGCCGCACGACATCGACTTGCCCAAGCGCCCCGCCGAAGTGACGGCCGAGCATCTGAAGAAGAAACTGGCAGTGGCCAAGCGCCACAACTACGTGATGGCCGAGGCCGGGAGCGCGCTGCTGGCACAGCTTGACCACATCGGCATGACGCGCGAAGAGCAGCCCCTGATGGATGCCTTGCGCGAGGCCATTGCCGATGCAACCTGGGTCCGCGACATCCAAGTCGATCCCGAAGCGGCTGTGCCGGCCACGGCCAAGCCTCTGGACCTGCGCATCGCACTGGACTTTGCTCGCAAGTCGACCAGCAGCGCGCGCCGCGCCGGGCGGGCCGAGGCCCTGGCCATCTTGCTGGGCGAGGATGCCGAGTCTTTCCCCGACAACTTCATGGGGAGCCACGCCATTGCCGACACGGGCGACTATGGCACCCATTGGGAAAACGACAAGCTGGCAGCACTTCTCGATGTCGATGGCGACGACTCGACGCTGTCACTGATCGACCGCATGGAAGCCACCTACTGGCAGCAGGTGTGGCAACTGGGCGAGATGACGACCGTCTTGCTCTGGATCCTGTACCACCACCAGGGCTTCAATTCGGAGATCGGCCAGCCAGCACGCCGCGTGCTGGGCATGGGCCGCGCACAGCGCCTGTCCGCCGAGCAGTTGACGCAGGCAGGCCAGGCCCGTGACTGGCGCGGCAGCGAAGAGACGCATGCCATTGCTGAAGAGGCGGTGCCCCAATGAACACCACACCAATGGTGCCAACCTACTATGTTGGCCGTCCTGACGGCAGTTTCTCTGCCGCCTCGCCGCAGCCTGTACTCATTGGCGCGCCCGAAGAAGGCGCGGCATTCGAGTGGATCTACACCAGCTTGATGGACAAGGGCGAAACCCGCATGGCCGAAGCGGTGCACTTCCTCATTGGCACCCGCAAGATTGCCCTTGAAGACGCGCGCTTTCAGTCGGCCCGCATGCCCGTGGGCTGGGTGCCGCTGACCATCACCCACCACGGTGATGGGCCCGAGGAAGTGGCCTACGGCCCCAAGATCATGATGGACAGGCTCGCGCAATGGCTGGATCGCTACTTCGTCCAGATCATAGCCAGTCGGGCCCAGGCGGCCCGCAAACCCGAGCCCACCCGCTGGCACGACCTCAAGAGCGACCCGGACGTGTTCGCCGCGGTCATGGACGGGCGCAAGACGAACGAGATCCGCGCCAACGACCGCGACTTCCAGGTCGGCGACGGCTTGGTGCTGCGCGAGACCCGGCACGCCGGCCAAGCCATGCGCGAAGGCATGCCGCTGGAGTACACCGGCCGTGTGTGCCGCCGCGTGGTCACACACGTTCAGACTGGCTACGGCCTTCCTGATGGCTTGGCAGTGCTGTCCCTTGATCAGGTGCGCTCGTGCGTACATCCATCGTGGTCAGTGGACGAAGATGGTGCGTGCACCGTGTGTGGTAGCGCCGATCATGCTGCGGTCGTGCCTGCCCAGTCAGTGGCAGACCAAGCCCTTGCGGCGCTGCGCGAGAACCACCAGCACCACCAGGATCACGACGACCACGACGGCTACCCGGGCAGCGACCTGGAGGCAACCAATCTGGCGGCGATCGCCGCACTGGAAGCCAGACCAGCAACGCAGCATCCCGACAACGTGACCGTCAAATCAGCAGCAGGCGACCAGTGGAGCGTTGACCCGAAGTGGGCCCCGGCTCTGCAAGCAGTGCTTGACGGCAAACCCGCCACGTCCTTGGCGAAGGCAATCCATGTCGAAGCTGTGGCGGAAGTCGGGCGCATTGACCACGATGACGGTTCGGACGAACCCACATTGGACTGGCTGATCGAGGGCGGCATCTATGCTTTGCCCGCTGGTTCCATTCTGCTCTGCGCCGACACGCCAATCACCGATGACACTGGGCGCGGCGACGTGTACACCTCGCCCCAGGCCCTATCGCACGCCCACATCGAGCCGACCAAAGAGCAAGAGAAGGCCCTGAGGGATGCCACTCTGTACGGCACTGGCGTCCTGGTGGACGGCAAGCACATGCCGCTTAACGAGGTGACCATCGCTTGGCCCAAGGCGCGTGATGTTGGCCGCCTCGGCGACATGAGCCCCACCGGGCATATACGGGTGGGCCTGGACAGCGACAACGACGTGTACGTCAGCCTTTGGGATACCGATGGCGGCGCCAGCGTTGAGTTTTGCAACGGCGTCAACGGTGGCGGCAAGTCGCCCAGAACCCGTGCGGCCTTGATCGCTCTCATGGTCGCCATGGAAGCCGACAACGCCGAGTGCCCATCACGCGATTGGTGGGCGCAGCGCGGAGCCCCGAAGACTCAGGAGGGCGGCGCCGCATGAAGACCTCTGAACCGATCATCATGCCTGACAGCCCCGAGGCTGCCTCCTACCGTACCGACATCAAAGGCTGGGTAAGTCGAGATGGCTTCTTCTATGGCGACAAGCCGGACAGCGAGCACATCGCTCGATACGCAGGAAGCACCCGCAGCTACTGCCAGCGATGCAACGGCATCGCCAGCAAGAGCTGGACGCTCTGTGACCCTTGCTGTTCGGTGAAGGACCACGAGCGTTTCCTGGCGATGCCTCGCGCTGACTGGGATGGCAAGGCCATGATCTATTCGCAGACCAGGGATCAGTATTTCAATGATCCGGCCGACGCCCTCGACTACCTGGAAGAAGGCCAAAACGCTGACGCCCTTCAACTGGTGATCTGCACGCCCAACTACGTCCGCCCACTTGATCACGAATATTGCAGCGACGAACTCGCCGAGGATGTCGATGAACCGCCAAATGCAGTGCTTCAAGCAATGGACGCCTTCAACAAGGCCGTGCACGGGATCGTCCTGTCGTGGTCTCCTGGCAAGTTCGCGCTGAACCTGGCGGCCCACATCACAACGGCGGAGGTGGTCGATGGCGGTTGACCGCACCTACCGCTGCGACCTTTGCCGCGATGTGCTTTCGCTTGAGCACATGTCCAGCGGACGGCGCGCTGTCGGCATCTACTGGCAAGACTGGCCGAAGCCATCCGGCTGGTTGGTCAAGCCGGCCCGCGAGGTCGAACGCCACCTTTGTGTGCGCTGCGTATCGAGCATTCAGGCCATGCCTGCCGTCTGCGGACAAGGCTTCGATTGCAATGGCGGCCCTGGCTGCGGGAGCGACCACAAATGACCGCGCCCCAATACCTGCAGGTGATTGGTCAATTGGCCATCCCATCATCAGTGCTCGACCACAGGTTCGCCCGTGAGGCCATGGCCAACGCCATGCTGCTGGAGAAGAACGACGATGTCCAGCGCCAGGTCGTAGGCACCGAGAACACGAGGGCTTGCGAGCTCTACGGCTGGATGCCTAACGTGGACAGCCACGTTGACAAGACCGGCTTCGTCTACCTGGCGTGCCTGAACGAGGGCACGTCTTGGGTCCACCTCTGGCCCGATCTTGCGCACGACGACTTGCTGTCGGTCGAGCTGCAGCCCGGCACGGTGGTGCGGATGAACGACCACTTCGAGCACTGGACCGAGGACAAGGGCCCGCGCATCGCCGCGTTCGTGGGCTCATTCGATCGGCCCGATGACGCGCTGGCGCTGTCCATCCTGACCGACGCCGTCGCGGCGCTGGCCCGCGGCGACTACTACGGCGCGCCGCGCGTGCGCTCGGGCTTTCGCGTCGTGCTGCCCGATGAGTGCTACGCCGCCAATGCTGCTATGGACGCCCTCGACCTGATGCTGCTGGAAGACGCCCGCCGCCAAAACCGCCTCATCGAATTGTGCGCCAAGTGCAGCCAGCCCGCCGTGCGCGTCGACAACCACTGGCCCTACCACGTTGACCAATCCCGTTGCCGTGAACACATGGAGCGACAAGAAGCATGACGACAACCAACACTGAAAAGATGGCGACCGACTTCGACGCCTGGGCCCTGGACGCCGAGCAACACCAAAACGAGATGGTGCCGGTGCATCGCAGCACGCTTCGAAATGCCGCCACCCTACTTCGCACAGGCCAAGCACAGGCAGCATCTCTGGCCGCTCAGCTTGGGCAGGCGAACGAGCGCTGCGAGTTCATGCACAAGGCCACACGCGAGGCCCAGCAGTACGCCAGCGCCTACGGCGACAAGGTCGTAGAGCTGACAGCCAAGCTCGAAGCCGCCAAGATCCTGGCGCCTGGCGTCATGCACTGCGCTCGCTGCAAGTTCAAGCTCATCCGCAACACCCTGAACATGGGCAGCGGCACCGTCACTGCTGGCGACAGCAAGACCGAGCCTTGCCCCAACGGCTGCGGGCCGCTCTGGCCCGTCACCTGGGAGCAAGAGGCCCGCGACGCCTACCAGACGGCCGAAGACATGTTCAACCGCCTGCAGGCCGCGGAGACGGTCGGGCGGCCGATTGCGACGGCTCCCAAGGGTGAGGAGATTTTGCTGTTCGCAACCAAGCACCGAGCCCATTGGTTCATGGGTGATTGGGGAAGATTCAACCGGCACAACCAGCCGCGCATTACCCATTGGGCGCCGCTCCCACCGGACCCCGTCGATGCAGCCTTGAAAGGTCAGGCATGAGCTTCGAGCAAATCCAGCAGCAATACGGCGTGCCTGCCAAGTTCGGCGGGCGCATTGAGTACACAGGCTCTGGCAAGCCACAACTGGGGACGATCACTGGCGTGGCAAATGCGCACCTGCTGATCAAACTGGACGACGCCAAAGCACCCGGACGCTTCCATCCGACGTGGGAACTGCGCTACCTCGATGACGCGGCCTTGCCGACAGGCAGTGAAGGAGGTGGCAATGGCTGACATCTACTACATCGCCAGCTTGAAGCACACTCACAGGGACCACGAGCACATTACCTTCTGGGGCGTTGCCCATCGAGGCTACACCCCGGTGGTGGGCGAGCGCTGCGGCCAGTACACGCTGGACGAGGCCATCGAACTGAACGACGGCGTAAGCTACATCGCGGTGCCCGTGGCCGCAGTGCAAGCGATTCTGTCGCCCGAGCCCTACTTCAAACTTCAGGGCAAAGATTGCAAGTTCTACGACCAGGTCGGGCCCGTGGTGCTGAACTCTCGCGGCGCCTGGGCAATCCTGATCGAGGCATCGCTGTTCCATGACCGGCGCGCGAGGAAGGTGCGCAAGCCCGAGGTGTTCACGCGCAAGCGCCGATCGTTCGCACTCTCAGGCCCAACGGGGAGCGTGTGATGCCGACTCAGACCTCAAGCCTTGTTCGCTGCCAAGCGCTGGTATTCGGCCAGGTAGTTCGTGGCAATGATCTGAGTCATTGCCAAGAGGTTGCTAGGAGTCTCCGGCACCCCCTTGGCTTGAACAAGCGCCTTGGCCTGCTGCCACTGCCAATCGGTCAGAGCCACTGCCCGTTCCAACTTGGTGATCTGACCCGGCGTGAGTTCGCTTTCGTTCGACATTCTTTCCTCCATTGATAGGAATACCAGTATGACCTACTTCAAGGCCACTTCGATTTGGAGGGCGTGACGTGTCCACGTTTGTAGTTTCGTCCTCCCGCTTTGTTCGCATCCCCTTGGCCGCCGCGATCACTGGCCTCACAGTGGATGCCATCGAAGGAAAGATCAAAACGGGGGTTTGGGTCGAAGGCCGCGAATACAAGCGCAAGGGCCGCGAAGTTTATGTTGACATGAAAGGCTATGAAGAATGGGTGCAGAGCGAGACGGCGTAGAGATTCGTGATAACTCGATTCGCATTCATTTTCGATTTCAAGGCGAGCCTTGCAAAGAGACACTGAAGCTCGACGGCAAGCCTGTGCCGCCCACCCCGGCTAACGTCAAATATGCCCGGCGGGTCGCAACCGAGATTCGATCGAAGATCCGCCACGGAATCTTCGAATACAACGAATACTTCCCTGATTCCAAGCGTGCGGCAGCCATCAACGCCGTCAAGAAAAACCCGACCCTGAAGGAATTGGGTAAGTCTTGGATTGAATCAAAGGGACAAAAGAAAGCGTCCACCATTTCCCAGTATCAAAGTGCTGTGAATTTCTGGTGCCATTTGCTGGGCGAGGACACTTTAGTTTCGACAGTCACGGGCAAGGTGCTGAAGTCGAAGATTGGCAAATACGCCTGGCCGTCCGCCAAGACTCACAACAATTACCTCATCGCCTTGCGCGGCATGTTTGAACTCGAATACGAGGAAGGCAAGAAGCCCACGGACGGCCTCAAGAATTTGAAGGCAACAAAGCCGAAGCCAGATCCGCTTACCTTGGCCGAGCGCGACAAGGTATTGGAGCGAATGCGCAAGCAATATGACCCGCGCGTCTGGGCATATTTCGTTTGGATGTTCTACACCGGCATGCGGCCGGAAGAAGCCATCGCCTTGCAGTGGGGAGACATCGACTTCAATACGCGCCAGTGCATGGTCCAGCGCGTGCGCACGTTCCGCGGCTCCGAGTGGGACGACACCAAGACCTACACCGAGCGCCTGGTTGACTTGGTGCCGCAGGCCATGGCAGCTCTGCAGGTGATGAAGGCCTACACCTTCATGAAGCGCACCGAAGAAGGCGAGCCCGTCGATATCTTCGAGAACCCCGTGGTGGGCCGCAGGTGGCACGACGAGCGCAGCCAGCGGGACCACTACTGGAAGCCCACCCTGAGGGCTCTGGGCATTCGTGAGCGCCGCGCCTACTGCACCCGGCACACTTACTGCGCCACCGCGCTGACAGGCGGCGTGCTGCCCGCCTATATCGCCGGCCAGGCCGGGCACAGTTTGAAGGTGCTGCTGGAGGTCTATGCGAAGTTCATTCCCGAGAATGATCAAGGCCACCAGCGCAGGATGATGGAATCGGCCCAGGCCCAACTACCACCAGCGGATATTTCCCCGGCCGTTCCCCAGTCTTCGACCGGCTGAAAAGCAAAAAGCCGGTAAGGCGTTTTGGATCAACGACTTACCGGCTTTTTTAACCTACCGAATGTGGTAGGCGCGATTGGATTCGAACCAACGACCCCCACCATGTCAAGGTGGTGCTCTAACCAACTGAGCTACGCGCCTGGAAGACCATGACTATAGCATGATTTCGAACTTTTCCTGTTCATTTGCGACGTGCACGCAAAACGCCGTTGATTTGCGACACGCGTGACAACACCGCACCGAGCTTGGCAGTGTCCGCGGTCTGGACAGTGAGCGTGATCGTGACGCGGTCCCGCACGGTCTGGCTGTGCATGGACAGTACATGCGTCTTGCCTTGCGCCAGCACGTCGCACACATCGCGCAGCAAGCCGGTGCGGTCATGTCCCTCGACAAGCACGTCCACAGCGTAATGAGCCGAATCGGCCGTGGCCTGGCGGCCCCATGCGACGGGGATGATGCGCTCGCCATGGCGGCCCGTCATCTGGCGGAAGTTGCTGCAATCGAGGCGGTGCACGGCCACGCCCTTGCCGCGCGTCACGTAGCCGCCGATGGCGTCGGGCGGCGCGGGCTTGCAGCAGCGCGCCAGTTGCGTGAGCAAGGAATCCATGCCGACGACCAGCACGCCGCGCCCGTCGCCTGTGCCGGCCGCGGCGTCGCCTCGCGCCAGACGGTGCGCGAGGAACTCGTCCGGATCGGGCTCGGGTTCGGCCGGACGCAGATGCTGCTCGATGTTGCGCAGCGAATACTCGTCCTTGCCGACCACGTCGAACAGGTTGTCAGCGCTGCGAAAGCCGAGCGCCGTGGCCAGGTCTTCGAGCTTGATGGCAGTCTTGCCTTCGCGTTGCAGCAGGCGCTCGACGGCTTCGCGGCCTCGCGCGATGGTGGCCTGTTGCGCCAGGGCATTGAACCAGGCGCGGACCTTGGCGCGAGCCCGGTGGCTGCGCACATAGCCCAGGTCGGCATTGAGCCAGTCCAACGAGGGGCCGCCATCCTTGATCGAGATGATCTCGACGGTCTGCCCGCTCTGCAGGGCCGTGTTCAAAGGCACCATCGCGCCGTCGACCTTGGCGCCGCGGCAGCGATGACCCAGGCTGGTATGCAGCGTGTACGCGAAGTCGATCGGCGTGGAGCCGGCTGGCAGGTCGATGATTTCACCGCCCGGTGTGAACACATAGATGCGGTCGTCGAACAAGCCGCTTTTTGAAGCGCCCGTCTGCTCGCCGTCGGCGGCCGCCAAGTCGCGTTCCCAGGCCAGCAACTGGCGCAGCACGGTCTTGCGGGCTTCGGCGACACGGCTCTCGAAGTCGCCTGCGGCGGCCACGCCCGCATAACCTTTGGTGCCGGCCTCCTTGTAGGCCCAGTGCGCCGCCACGCCGCTTTCGGCGTGCTCATGCATGGCCTGTGTGCGGATCTGGATCTCGATGGAGCGACCTTGCTCGTCGCGCACGATCGTATGCAGCGACTGGTAGCCGTTGGGCTTGGGGCGCGCGATGTAATCGGAGAACTCGTCGGGCACGGCCTGCCACACTTCGTGGACGCGGCTGAGCGCAGCGTAGCAGGCGGGCACGTCGTCGACGATCACGCGCAAGGCACGCAGGTCGAACACCTTGTCGATGGACAGACTCTTGCCCTGCATCTTCTTCCAGATGCTGTAGAGATGCTTGGGGCGGCCTTGCACCTGCGCCTTGATGCCGGCCTCCTGCAAGGCGCGCATCAACTGCAGGCGCACCTGCTCGATGTGTTGTTCGCGCTCGAGGCGCTTCTCGTGCAGCGACTTGGCGATGTCCCGGTAGGCATCGGGCATCAGGAAACGGAAGGACAAGTCTTCCAGCTCCCACTTGATCTGCCAGATGCCCAGCCGGTTGGCCAGCGGCGCGAACACTTGCATGGACTCGCGGGCCAATGCCTTCGGGCACGGCAGCTTGCTCTGCGCATAGTGGCGCAACGTCTGCAGGCGCGAGGCCAGGCGCAGCAACACCACGCGCAGGTCGCGCGAGAAGGCCAGCAGCATCTTGCGGATGCGCTCGATCTGCTCTGCGGGCAGCGGGCCGTCGGCCTCGTCGCCCATGGCATCGCGCGCGTTGCGCTGCACTTGCACCAGCTTGCGCGTGTGGGCCACGATGTTCGCGGCATCGGGGCCGAAGGCGCGGCTCACCACGTCTTCGGGCTGGGTCAGGTACTCGCTGGCATAGACAAGATAGGAGGCTGCGCGCAAGGACGGCGGCGCGCCGATGCCCTGCAGGATGAGGCTCACGCCGTCGGCATGGGCCAGCGCGTCTTCGCCCGTATCGAAGCGCTGCGCGGCCAGCAAAGGCTCGGCGAAGGCCCGGGCCTTGGTCAACAACTGGTCTGGCGAGGTCTGGCCGAGTGCCTCATCGCCTGGCGCATTGGCGGGCGCCATTTCGGCCAGCTCCACGATGGGTGCGTGCTGGCCATGGGTATCCGGCGCAACAGCCACCGGATTGAGTAAACCTGTTTTCATGCAAGCAAAAAGTCTTTGATGGCTGCAAGCTGGTCAGGTGCCTGCAAAGTGGGCGCGTGGCCCACGCCTTCGAATTCGACGAGTTTGGCCTTGGGGCCGCGCTGGGTCATGGACAAGGCCGTATCCGCATCGAGCAGATCGGAGTTCTTGCCGCGAAGCAGCAGCACGGGGCATGCCAGCGCGTCATAGACCTGCCAGAGCATGACCTCACCGCTGCTGGCGGCCTCTGCCGTCACGGTCTTGAAAGGCTCGGCGATGGCAGCGTCGTAATGCAGGACCAGGCCATTGCCATCGGGCGCGGGGCGCAGCAGCGGGCGGGACAGCGCCAGCCATTGCTCGGGCGTGTGGGGCCCGAAACCCGCCGAGATGCTGAGCAGATAGTCGGCGGCCTCTTGCTCGGTCGCGAAGCGCAGCGGACGCCCCAGGTAGTCGCCGATTCGCACCATCGCAACGTGATTGAGCTTCGGCCCCACGTCGTTGAGCACGAATTTACGCAGCTTCACACCGGACACTTCGGGCGGCAAGGTCGAGAAGCCGAGGCCGATCAGGCCACCCATCGAAGTCCCCACCCAATCGATGTCGATGGGGGCGGTAGCTTTGACTTGCGCGCGCAACTGTTGCAGCAAGGCCACCATATCGGACACGTACGAAAACACCTGATAGCCCTTGGGATCGGCCAGCCAATCCGAATGACCGCGGCCCACGACGTCCGGGCAGATCACTTGGTAGCGGTCGCACAGGCTGCGCGCGAGCGTGTCGAAGTCCCTGCCCTGGCGGCTGAGGCCGTGCACGCACATCAGGATGTTGGGATTGCTTTCGTCGCCCCACGACCAATAAGCCATGCGATGCGTCTGGGCATCGGTCTTACTGGCACCTGGGCAGGTCACATACTTCAGTGCTGGCTCGATGCTGGCTGCAGCAGATGGGTCGTTTGCGATGCTCAT